ACTAGCACTCTTTTCACCCTGGTTCAATCATCTCAACAAGGACAATGATCTTGACTAAAGAACAACTGATTGAGGCACTCTTCAATGAGTATGTGTGGTTATGTCATGATGATTATGATCCTGATGTAGATATTGCACCAGAAGTTTATCTCACAATGCTAAAGGACATGACTTATGATGAGTTAGTTGAGGAAGCATGTGTCGATGAAGAATTTAGTCTTATGGATTATGTTGAGGCATGGGGATGACGACAACTCATAAACTTGTATTCATTAGTTCTTTCATTTGGTTAATGCACTGGGGTTCATGTCTTACATCCACCATTCTGGATACGGTTATTCTAAGAAACTCTGTGAGGATGTTACCTCTTGGTTTCTGAATAAGTATTTCCCACGTCATAAGATCACGTTGGACATTGTACATCGTGGTCTGAATCGTGAGCAAGTGTATGGGTATTGTGATGTTGCTGGTGAATATTATCGCCCACGTCACTTTCTGATTGAGATGAATACCTATATGGGTAAGGAGTTGTATGTAAAAACTCTTTTGCATGAACTGACTCATATGAAGCAATGGGTAGATGGTGTGCTGCGTTCCCGTTATGGAAAATTGTGTTATTCTAAAGAACCAGTCGATAAGTATGAGTATTGGTATCAACCTCATGAGGTAGAAGCACGTCATATGGAAGAGGAATTGTACCATGAGTATTTGGTAGACAGAGGGTTTGTGACGGTTGAGGAGGTGTCCCACTGCTTCCCAAACCGCCTGATGAGGGTGCTATAATTACAAGGTAATCAAGGGAGGCACCCCATGCAACTCACTTCACAAGGTCAATCCCGTGCAATGGTTGTTGAGTTCCGTCCTCACAACATTCTGACCGATAAGTTTGTTTATACTCTCAAGTTCATGGGAGATGAGCAAACCAAGTCGATGCGTTTGATGAATAAGAAGGAAATGGTTGAGACTGTTGCTGCACGTCTTAATATTGGTTATGAGGTGACTGACTTTCTGACCGAACCTCAAGAGTATTTCCCCTGTGCGTGCTGATGATTTCTTTACCAAATCCAACCAGAGTTATTGATACGATTATGACTGAAACAGAGGTAAAACTAAATGTTCATGAGATAGGTGTAATTCTATCTGCACTTCAACTACTGGAGAATCGTGATGAGAATCAGATTGCTCATGAATATGGAAGTGTATCTGCACTGTATAGTAAACTGAGTTTTGTGATGAACCAGATGGACACTTCGGAAACTGGACTACGGAACGATGTGGTCCCGTCATTCTGACCTATACTAAGGACATCAACAGGGGAGGAAACCAATGATCACTCAAGAGAACCGTGAGTTTGTTAATTTCCTTTTCGACAAACTTCTCACTCATACTGATGCTGCTATGATTGATTTGCAGGATGATGATTCTTGTGATGATCATCTGCAATTCGCACAACTGGAGTTATTCTGATGGAAACACTGCAACTGACTCAGGATGAGATTAATCTTTTGATTGATCTTCTTGAGTCTCAGGATCTTGAGGAAACCTTATTTCAAGTATCCGACTTGATTTATCTTCATGGTAAACTTTCTGCACTGAGGACGTACTAATGAACGATGAAGACATTCGCCAATTTCTAACTGCATTCGGAGACTTCATGCGGCATTCTGAAACTGAGATTGATAATTATGAGAAGTGGGAGGAGGCAAAACAGTATACTGATCATTTCTATGAACAAAAGGCAGCAGAATTGGAGGTGACTGTTGATTATTATCTTCATGAGTTTGTATGACTAATTTAGAATTGGCTAAGGCACTGATTGCTGTTGCAGAACAAACGTACATTGAGAATTATTATGGAGAAAACGTCATCCCCCTTTTCACAAGAAACGAAGTTGCATTTGGCACTGATGCAAACGCACAACATGTTGAATCTACTGAAGGGTAATCCATATGAGAATTACATGTGTGGGAAACTCTATGGTGTTAAGTATGAATTAGAGAGGCAGATCTCATTGACAAAAGGATCAAGTTCGACTACAATTAAGGAGTAATTTACAAACACAGATGAAATCACTTTACATTGTTGATTATTGGGTACCATTTCCTTCTTCGGAATATGGTGGTGTGATCAGTCTCATTGCAGATGATGATACTGAGGCATTTGAGATTCTGGTTGATGAGCAACAGTTTGATGCTGCATATCAGAATCTGATTATGGAGAAGGTTGTGACTGCACAAAAGTTCGCACTGAAGGACGATTATGAGTCTGGTATTATCGATGCATTTATTACTTGATTGAATATGGAAAACCTTTATCGCATTGAAGAGGAGTCAACATCAGGATGGACATTAATTGATCCTACTGCTATTCAGTTGACTAAAGAACAAGCATCAGTCCTGCTGCGTAATTACCTAGAAGAAGGATACAATCCTAATCATTTGAGAATCCGTGTTGATCAATGATTGAGTTTCCCCACAAAGCACCCAAAGGTTATAGTTATGAATTTGAATCGTTCAAACGTAATCTTATTGCTATCTGGATCTGTAATCATGGGGAGTTTTCTTATACCGACAAAACTCCCAAATCCATATGGGGATTCTACGACACAAAATCAAAATCATACTATGCACCTATTAACTCCTCCAAGCAAGGAGATAAGGTAGACATAAAGAGCACGACGCCATATAGTGCTATGCAATTAAACCTAAATCCATTAGAAGCAGCATTTATCTGATAATGTATGAACCAAAGGTCAATGATTATGTGAGGTGGGAAAAAGGAAAGTTTAGTGTAGAAGGATGGATCTATTTTAAAGATAGTGCTTATATCACTATTGAGACACAAACTAAACCAAAGCATCCAGAAGATCTCCCTAATGGTACACATCATAAGAAGGAAAGAACACTGGTTATATGTTTCCCTGAATCCTGGAAACAACTTAAATATGTAAAAACAAGGAACAACATTTACGAAGAGAAATGAGTGACTATCCATCAATAGGACAACAGGCAAAGAATCTAATTCAATCAGTGGGTAATGTAGTAAAGAACCCATATATTGTTTCTGATGAGGTGAAACAGGAAAGATTGAATATTTGTTCCTTATGTGAGCATCATGACTATATCATGAATCGTTGTAAGGAATGTGGTTGTTTCTTAAATGCTAAGGTTATCTTTGCTGGTAACTCATGTCCTATTGGTAAATGGAATACAGTAGAGAAGAGTGCTCCTGAGGTTAATGTAGAGGATACTCATACCGAGCTTATGGTAGAAGAGCGCGATTATCCAGTGTTCCCAAAAGGTGATAAAGAGGTTGGTTTTGTGTATGAATGGAAGGAATCATCATGGACTTGGAAGGGTGAACAATGGGAGTTTAATTATCCAGAGGGTTATGATGGTCCCAGAGAGGAAAATGTGTGAAAATCAACAAAATATGGTAAAAATAGGTTAAATTTAATTAAAAAATACCTTTTTAAATATAAAGTTGTTGTTTATACCGTTCTCAATAAGATGATAATAGTTGAGAATCAATAAGGTTTTATTGTTGAGAAAGGTACTTATAAACCTCATAAAACCTCCATTAAAACCTCATAAACCCCTCCTGGTCTTGTGAGTTTAGCGAGCGTACCATAAGACGCGCAGTTTGTCAAGTACGGCGGCGGCGAAAAATTCTGAGACCCACACAGTCTTATGTTACGAGAAGCACATAATCTCGACGAGAATGCATATATACTACTATGATCTCTACGAGAAGGTGCGAGAATAGCTTGCAATCTCGTCGAGAAACATGTATAATATCTAAGCATCATACAAAATCTCGACGAGCTTATGTACGACGATTACGATCTCGACTATACATTCATCAACGATTATAATCTCGACGAGGATACGTACTACGAGTATCATGCACAATGTGACGTAGAACTCGACGAGGAATACACACGAGATACGCAAGACTATGATACACTTGCGTATAAACACTATGCATGATACAATGTAGCACACACGCACGAGAATCACATGTCCGCGACATATACAAAGCGCCTCATGCGTATAACACTAGATGTCATGTGTTATGATGATCTAGAACTAGAAGATCTCAATTGGAGAGAAGTTCTTGGTCTAGAATGCGACGAAGATGTACATGCTACCATCAAAGAATTCGATATCGATTGGTAACTGTGCCAGTTCGTGAATTGGATCTTATTCTCAATAGTAGTACTCTTATTGATTCTCAATAATATTTCGTTATTGAGAATGCCTGCAGTTTACGTAACTGATGTGACGGTTGGCAGAGTGTCCACCGATTGCCCCATTGCCCCTGGCGGTGGGGTATTGTTATCAAGTCGTCAGGAATTACCCCATGTTTGATGAACTCTGGTCTGAGATTGCTGATGCTCCTGGAGAGATCTTTGACGTGATTGAGTATAAAGAAGAGTGGGAGAAAGAAGAGAAGTTTAATGTAGACAACTACCTGAACTCCAACTACGATTACTGATGATGAACCGTTCTGAACTCCAAGATCAACTCATTCAGCAAATCCTGGATGATATGGACATCAAAACTATGATGGCGTGTTTGTATGATTCTATGAGTGAGAGTTATGATAAGTATTCGGAGAAAGAATTGATCGCAGAGGTAGAAGAATACTACCCACACATTCTGGAGGATTAATTATACCCAGGTCAGCCGCGGGTGGACGGTTGGCGCACTGTCCACCATCCCCCCAGAATCGGCGGATGGGTGCTGTAGGATATGGGGACAGTCAAACAAACCCAATGCGTTACGAAATCCTGGTTCCCTCCGCTATGCATGAGTCTGAGTCCGTCTGCGACCTGGACCGTGCCCATGACATCTGCTACGATCTGGCACAAGAATTCGGGTATGCTGAGATCCGCCATGATGGAGTTCATATCGCAGACTATGGCAGCATCATGGAGCAGATCGCTGATCTCCTCTTCTGAGGTGTGACGGTTGGGGAGGTGTCCACTCCCCCTTGACTTTCCCCCCGATCCATCCCATACTGACATCAGTTCAAACGAAACGACCTCATGCGTAAGATCGAACAGCAAATGAATGCCGCCATTTCTAACAACAAGAACTGGCAATCTGGAAACACTGCTGTTACTTTCGATCCTGAAACTAACGAGTCTACTGTATACCTGCACGGTAACAAGATTGCCGTGGTTGGTGATGACTTCGTTCAAATCTTCGATGGTGGTTGGCAATCAGTCACCACTAAGTCGCGCCTGAATGCTATTCTCTCTGAGCATGGAATTGCAGGTGAAGGTGTATTTCAAAAGAACTTCAAGTGGTTCGTTCACAAGTTCATCGGACAGGCAGGAACTTCCCCTGTTTATAATGAGTATGACTTCACCAATGGTTTCATGTTTGCATAAGATAGAGAGGGCATTCGTGCCCTCTTTTTTTATACTTAAGTCGGCTGAAAAGTCGGCTGCCCCAGTGACGACCTTTTTCGTCATCAGGGCGACCCTGCCCCTCCTTCGCTTGTGACCTTAGTATAGGACCTCAGAGGCACCCCACAACCGATCCTGTGCCACTTCGTTGAACTGTCCACCATTGCCCCCAAAGCGCCCCGTTATGGGTCATACTACATTCATGCAAAACAAACACATCGAACACCCCGAAGACACCATCCTGACGGGCGACCTGAACGCTCTGGATTGGTTTGAGGCAGCAGGTACCCTGTCTGTTAAGATGGACGGCGCACCCGCTATTGTTTGGGGACGTAATCCTGCAACTGGAAACTTCTTCGTTGGGACCAAAAGTGTCTTCAACAAAGTAAAGATCAAAATCAACGAATCTCATGAGGACATTGATGCGAACCACACGGGTGAAGTTGCAAAAATTCTGCACGCTTGTTTTGATTGGTTACCTCATACAGACGCCATTATTCAGGGAGATTTTATTGGTTTCGGTGGAGAAACTGAATACACTCCCAACACTATCACTTACAGTTTCGGAGTAACTGTACGTCAGGAAATCATCGTTGCTCCTCATACCCGTTATGAGGCAACTTCTGATCTTCGTGATGCAGTAGCGTCTCCCATTGATTATATGATGGAGGATGGTATTAACTGCAAATTTGTACAACCCGATGCATGGATCTTCTCTGGATCTTATAACAAGTGTGCAGGGTCGTTTGGTGACCTTACTGAGGTGATTCAGTTCGCTAAACAAATGGCGCAGACTGTGACCTTTGTTGATGAGAAGAAAGCAAAGCAGATTAAGCAACAATTGAATGCGTGTATTCGGGAAAAGCGTCCCGTTGTGAATAGCGAATTCGACTGCGATCCTCTGCTGCTCGGTTTCTGGGCACTCGTCAAATCTATCAAAGATGATGCACTCTTCCTTTGCCGCAATGATGGTCCTGCTGCTTACATTGGACATGATCGAATTGACTCCGAAGGTTATGTCTACTCTAATGAGTTTGGTACAATGAAACTGGTCAATCGTGAGCGTTTCAGTCACGCTAACTTCAACAACGCTAAGTTTAACCAACCCGTGTGCCAGTGAGCGTGCTGTCCACCCATGCCCCATGGGCGTCCCCTTTACCCCTTATACTGACTTCAGTTCAAACGAACCGACATGAGCACCGCAACCTACAACGGATGGGCAAACTGGGAGACCTGGAACGTGTCCCTCTGGATTCAAAACGATGAGGGTCTGTACAATGAGGCACGCCGCCTTGCTCGCTTCGGTCGGACCTATCAGGACCTGGTTTCCATGCTCCGTGACTGCGGCAGCAAAGAGACCCCCGACGGTTGCCGCTGGGATGACCCCGCAATCGACGGCATGGAGATCAATGAGATGATGGCGGACCTCTGAGGGTCTGCCCCTCCATCTGCTACAATACCAAAGAACGCAACCCACCCCATGCGCACCCACTTCATCTCCGACGGCATTGCCTACCGCAACCGCCGCATGAGCAAACCCGCCCTGTCCAAGGCAGATAAGCGGTACCTGTGGAAAACGACCAACTTCGTCGATCGCATATGGGTCTACTTCTCAGAGATCGAAGAGGATTTCCGTCTGCTGCACATGCCCATGGCATGAGCGCCTGACCTGCTACAATACCAAAGAACACACACCCCACAACGACATGACCCGCGACCTCGCCACCTCCCTCCTGAACCGTGCCGCTGACGGTGCCCAACTCCTGGAGATCCTGGACACCATCACCACCGATCTGGAAACTCAGGGCATCGAAGAGTGCGCCGCCCACTTTGCCGAAATCAGCACTCCCACCGCTGACCCGATCTCCTTCTGATCTGCTACAATAATCACAGTTCACTCGGGTGGCGCTCACCCGTTCCTAACATGTTCAAAACCAACGGCAGCACCCATCACGAAGGCGTCGCTAATGAGCACGACACCATTGCCCTGCTCAACGCTCACCAGGTCTTCGCTGAGACCCTGACCCACCTAGGCGGCACCCGTAACAAAGCGGACGCCATGGCGGGAACCAAACCCGTCAGCATCAAGCACAAGGCAGGATTGCGGAACGGTTCTTTCGATTGGGTCAACACCTCCCAAACCGATGCCCTTCTGGATTCTACCCGCTTCGCTGACTTCCGTGCCTTCGTCGCCAATGCACGCCAATGGGATGAGGCAAAGCGCGAAGCGATCGTGACTGAAACCCGCGACCTCTTCAATGAGGTTTGCAGCGATGCCCTGGATGCGATCGACCCCGCTGCCCTTACCGCTTGGTTGCGCTCTGAACTGATCGAAGCGAATCACGGCATGGCGATGGCGATCACCGACACTAAGGCAGCGACCTGCTACGTCATGGAGCACGAAACGATTCGTGCTGCCCGTCTCCTGGAAGATGGGTACGTCGCCCAGGTTGAGAAGGGTCGCGGCATGACCTCCCGTAAGGTCACCCTCCGCCGCGATCACCACATTGTAGAGGTTGGTCTCCGCCTCCGCGTCACCAGCAACAACGGGATCCGCGCTTTCCTGGGTCTGTCCAAGGCGAACCGCAACTCTCAGGTCGTGCTCAAACTGCAGCAGGATCGCGTGGATCAGTTGGTCGCAGGGTCCGACGACGTGCGCGTGATCCCCTTCTGATATGGTACAATATTCTCAAGTCAACCGACAGACCCCATGCGTTTCTCTCCCGCTTCCCGCCTCCGCGATCGTCAGACCGTCTGGGTCGGATACCGCAACGACGGCACCCCCTTCAACCGTCACCATGGGCATGAGGCAGTGACCTGGGCGCAGCAGTACGCTGAGATCTTCGAAGCGGACGCCCAGTACAACCGCTGTCCTGTGAGCGGGTGGCGTTCGCGGCAGGGTCTTAAGCGGGGTCTCTGACCCCTCATGCGTTCGTGCAGGCAGCAGTGCCCCCCGTTGTGGGGGCGTTTTTATCCGATCGCGTGGATGCCCCCCGTATATAAAAACGCTTAACTACCCTAATCTATAAAGTGTTACGAAAGCGATCTAAATGTTCCTCACACTATAAAAATTTTTTTCCCTATATAAAACTAAAATGAAGATTGATAATACTGAGATGCAAAAAAATCCGGAGAGAAATTTTACGACTGTAGAGGTCGATCCAGTTACTGGGGAGTATTATATTACAATTCCAGAGTGGATTGTAAATGACTATGGGTGGTATGAGGGCACCGAAGTGAACTTGGAAGTCGATGGAGATTGCATCGTAATAACCGAAGTCAAGAGAGATTGACTTCACATAGATAATACTGTATGATACTGAAGTAATTACACTCTATTATGGCTAAAGGATTTACTGTAAAAGCAAAAGCGCCAGTAGTCAATAATTCCGAACCAGAATGGGATTATGCTAAGGCACGAGAAATGATCAGAGGGAAGTCTGTTGTCTTCTGTCTACCTGGTCGCGGAGTATCCTATACGTATCTGAAGAGCTTTGTACAACTCTGTTTTGATCTGGTACAGAACGGGGCAAGCATTCAGATCTCGCAGGACTATTCCTCAATGGTAAATTTCGCTCGTTGCAAATGTTTAGGAGCGAATGTATTGCGTGGACCTGATCAGATTCCCTGGGATGGTAAGTTAAAATATGATTATCAGTTGTGGATTGATAGTGATATTGTTTTCAATACTGAAAAGTTTTATCAACTTGTATTGATGGATCAAGACATCGCAGCTGGTTGGTATGCTACAGAGGATGGTGTAACAACCTCAGTGGCGCACTGGTTAGATGAGGAAGATTTCCGTGGTAACGGTGGAGTGATGAATCATGAAACCGTTGATAGTATCTCAAAGCGTCGCAAACCTTTCACGGTGGACTACACTGGTTTCGGATGGCTTCTCATTAAACACGGAGTGTTTGAACATGGGGATATGAAGTATCCTTGGTTTGCTCCGAAGATGCAAGTCTTTGAATCTGGAGAAGTTCAGGATATGTGTGGAGAGGACGTATCATTCTGTTTGGACGCTAAAGAAGCTGGTTTCGAGATTTGGTGCGATCCTCGTATTAGAGTCGGTCACGAGAAGACACGAATCATTTGATTTTATGGCTAACGAACGCTATAATATCCTCTGTAAGGGGAAGGTGATACACTCAAACCTTACAGAGGAAGAATACATGGACACTATTGAAGACCTCGCTCAAAACTTTTATGAGGGAGGTTCTCCAAGTCCTGATGAAATTGAAACTGAAATTATTGGAGACTAATTATGGCTATTCGCAAGGGACATGGGTACGTTGAGGGCGCTCCCAAAAAATCTCGTCAAGGGACTGGGAAGCATACCAAGTATGCCGCAACGTCTCGTAATAAGGCACGCAAACGTTATCGCGGTCAAGGAAAGAACTGATGTATCTAGAAGGTAATGATGAATGGGTACAAATACATTCTGAAGACCTTTGGATATACAATAAGTTGATTCTGAGTCAGGTTTTGGGTTATACATGTGGTCCTATAGGTACCACTGTTCCCAAACCTGACTTTTATATTGTGCGTCCATGTATGAATTTACTAGGTATGGGGCGCTTTGCTCGGGTAGAATTCATTCATAAGTACACCGAACGCTTCCATCCAGCAGAATTTTGGTGTGAAATCTTCGACGGTGATCACATTAGTGTTGATTTTCAAAACAAAGAACAAAAACTAACAGTTTTAGGTTCTCGAAATGAAGAAGATCCCCTTTATAGATGGAATAAGTGGGAAAAAATCGATCAAAAGGTTAAATTTCCTTCAATTTTAGAAAAATTAAAGGGTAATTATGAATGGATCAACTGTGAATTTATTGGAAATCGCCTAATAGAGGTTCACTTTCGTCAAAATCCAGACTTTAGGTATGGGAATTCAGAAGCAATACCAGTCTGGGACAAAAACGACCAAAAATTTGGCGAAAATTACAAATTTATTGAAGATTCCGACTTTTTGAGAAAGGGGTTCTGGATTAAATAGTACTAGGAGATAGCAACCTCCTCAAAAAAGTTCTGATTTTAACAAAATCAGGAGCTAACATGTCCAATTCGCCAGTAGATAGAGACAAAGAGTACATGAGAGAGATGTGGGGGACCACAAAATTGATTACTGATTATGGTTCTATGCAAAATATGAATAAAAGAGTACTTACAGAGGTAATGCACGACACTGCACCACGTCATGATCTCAAAAAACAGACTGAATTGCACGAAAAAATCAGAAATGATGAAGATTATGATGATTGGACCTATGGTACAGAGCCAACATATGGTTCTCCATGGGATGGGGCATAAATAAACGTAGGAAATTTTTCGTTTTTCGGGTTTAGATGGCTGTACAAAGGATATCTAGATCATTTAAAGATATTAGCTTATCCTTTGACCCACATCCAGTGACAAAGGATTTGCAAATATTGAAAAATGAGCGTGCTATTGTGAAGTCAATTCGCAATATTGTGCAAACTATACCTACAGAAAGGTTTTTTAACCCATTATTTGGGTCTGATGTTAGGTCTAGTCTATTTGATTTTGTTGATTATGGTACAGCGTCTATAATTGAGTCTCAAATTATAGAATCTATTAAAAATTTTGAACCGAGAGTCAATAATGTGGTAGTTTCTGTTCTACCACTACCCGACACAAACGAATTTGAAGTTGAAGTTTCTTTTGATATTGTAGGACAAGAATTTCCAACTCAACAATTTACGTTTTTATTAGAGGCAACCAGGTAAAATGCCTTTTACAAAATTTACAAATCTAGACTTTGACCAGATAAAGACATCCATCAAGGACTATCTCCGTGCTAATTCAACATTCACGGATTTTGACTTTGATGGATCTAATTTTTCTGTCTTGATCGATACGTTAGCGTATAATACATACATCAATGCATTCAACTCTAATATGATTGTGAATGAATCCTTCTTGGATTCTGCAACACTTAGGGAGAATGTCGTTTCGTTAGCAAGAAATATTGGTTACGTACCTCGCTCCAGAACCGCCTCTAAGGCGCGTGTTTCTTTCGATGTACAAACATCAAGCTCATCTGAAACAATCACCTTACAACCTGGTCTGGTGTGCATTGGTGACGTAAATGGAGAAACATATACCTTCTCAATTTCTGAAAGCATCTCAACAACCATATCCAATGGATCTGCTAGTTTTAGTGCTGTTGATGTTTATCAGGGAACGTATTTAACAAAGCAATTTGTAGTTGATGGGTCTCTAGATCAAAAGTTTGTCTTAGATAATTCTTATATTGATACTTCAACCATTGTCGTTTATGTAAAAGGATCTGCAGACTCTGGTTTGGGTAGAGAATATTCTCTTGTAGATAATATTTTAGACATTAATTCAACTTCAGAAATCTATCTAATTCAAGAAGTTCAGGATGAGAAGTATGAACTCTTGTTTGGTGATGGATATTTTGGTAAGAAGTTGGAAAATGGTAGTGTGATAACTGTTAATTATATCGTAACTGATGGTGTAGATGGGAATGGTGCTTCGATCTTTAATTTTGCGGGAAGTTTGAGAGGTTCCTCAGATGAAATTATTGTACCAACTTCCACCATTAGTATTGTAACTAACCAAAAGTCTCAAAATGGTGCGGATATTGAATCCATCAATTCCATCAAATATTTTGCTCCACGATCATATGAATCCCAATATAGAGCAGTAACTGCTAGGGATTATGAATCAATAATCAAGAGAATATATCCAAGCACAGAATCCGTGGCTGTTATTGGTGGTGAAGATATGGATCCACCAGAATATGGTACGGTAACAGTAAGTATTAAACCAAAGAATGGATCATTTGTCTCAGATTTTGATAAATCTCAGATTCTTTCTAAATTAAAACAATACACTATATCTGGTATTAATCCTAAGATTATTGATCTTAAAATACTATATGTTGAGATTGACTCTTCGATTTATTATAATGCATCTCAGGTATCTGGAGTAGAATCATTAAAGACTAAAGTAGAAACTTCTCTAACAAAATATTCCCAGTCTATTGATGTTAATAAATTTGGTGGGAGATTTAAATACAGCAAAATACTTCAGGTAATTGATAATACTGATGCCGCAGTTACATCCAATATTACAAAGGTTAGAATTAGGAGAGATTTAAAAGCATTAACAAATCAATTCGCACAATATGAGATTTGTTTTGGTAATAGATTTCACATTAAACCAGAAGGAATGAATGTGAAATCAACTGGATTTAAAATTGCCTCAGAGTCAGAAACAGTATACTTAACAGATAATCCAAATAAGACTTCATCTGGAAAACTAGATGGTAGTAATATGGGAATTATATCTGTCGTTAAACCACTTGATGATGGAACATATAGAACGATCGTTAGATCTGCCGGAACAGTTGATTACTCTAAGGGAGAAATAATTTTAAATACAATCAATATTGTCTCAACATCTTTAAGTGACTCTGTTATAGAGATTCAAGCATACCCAGAATCTAATGATGTTGTGGGATTGAAAGATTTATATCTTTCTTTTGATATTGCAAAAAGTTCGATAAATATGGTGAGAGACGTTATATCTTCCGGAGATAATATATCTGGAGTTGAATTCGTTAATAATTACTATACATCAAGCTATTCAAATGGGGAGCTAAAGAGGTTGTAATATGATCAAGACAGGATTTGAAACAAGAGTAAAAGTTCAGCAAATAATTGAAAATCAACTTCCAGAATTTATTTTAGAAGAAAGCCCAAAGGCGTCAGAATTTTTAAAACAATATTATATTTCTCAAGAATATCAGGGTGGAACTTCCGATATTTCTGAGAATTTGGATCAGTATTTAAAATTAGACAATCTAACCCCAGAAGTAATCGTAGATTCTTCAACACTCTCTAGTTCTGTCGGAGTGTCTGATTCTACTATTGAAGTTTCTAGTACAAAGGGATTTCCCCAAAAGTATGGTCTGATTAAGATTGATAGTGAAATAATTACTTACACCGATATTACTCCAACATCATTTACTGGATGTGTTAGAGGATTTAGTGGTATAACATCATATCATAGCTCTGATAATCCAGGAGAATTGGTTTTTGAAACTTCTACTTCTAGTTCTCATGAATCTGGAAAAAAAGTAGAAAATCTAAGTTCTTTATTCTTGAGAGAGTTCTATAAAAAATTAAAATTCTCTTTAACTCCTGGTTTAGAAGACTTAAATTTTGTTAGCAATTTAAACGTTGGTAACTTTATTAAAGAAGCAAAATCTTTATATAAGTCCAAAGGAACGGAAGAATCCTTCAAAATTCTGTTTAATATTTTATATGGAGTAACACCAAAGGTTGTAAATCTAGAAAATTATTTAATTAAGCCATCATCATCAGAATATTTGAGAAGAGAAGTAGTAGTTGCTGAATCTATTTCTGGTAATCCAACCAAACTAGTTGGACAAACTATAAAACAGTCTGATAATAGTGATGTATTTGCTTCCGTATCGGGAGTAGATTTACTAACAAGAAAGGGGATAACATATTATCAATTATCATTATTCATTGGTTATGACGATTCTGTTGAAAACCCAGCATCATTCTCAATCCCAGGAAAAACAATAGTAGTTGAAAAAGCAATATCTGGATCATCCACTTTAACGGTAGATTCTACAATAGGATTTGCAAATAGTGGAACTGTAGTAGTAAATGGATTAGAAGTATCATATACTAGCAAATCAGTTAATCAGTTTTATGGTTGTTCTGGAATAACAGAAGATATCTTACCAACAAATTCGGTTAGATCAAAATTATATGTTTATGGATATGAAAATGGTGATCTTACTAAAGAAGTTAGACTTAGATTAACTGGAGTCATAGCATCTTTTGTCCCTAGTTCCACACAATTTACAGTGGAAGAAGGTGATTACATTTATGTGCAAAATGTAGGAGAACTTATAAAAAATCCTGTTGAAAACAAGTCGTATAAAGAAAAAATAGCAAACAGTTGGATTTACAATACATCATCTAGACATCAAGTAAATTCAATTAACGGATCTACATTTACTTTAGGTAGTAAAATTGATAGATCTAGTTTAAAAATTGGAGATAAAGTAGATATTTTAATAAGAGATAGTGAAACTGTTGTCTCATCTACTGCAGATATTCCTTTCATACAATCAATCAACCCACAAACAAACCAAGCCACATTGGGAAATTTGGTTGGGTTTGTATACAATTCAAATCTAAAGTATGATATAAGAAGAAAATTAAATAAGGCAAATAGTTCTATAGTTCCAATTGAGTTTGGTAATAGTTCAGTTACTTCTGATGTTCAAAATATTTACAATGAAACTGATGATTACATTTATGTAACATCAAATTCGTTGCCATCATATACTATTACGGAAAGGCTATTTGATGCATCTATTTCAGAGGCAACAGAACCAAGATTGCAGTCTTTCAATGTATTAACAGAAAAATATTCAGTTATATCATTTCCAAACAATGTTCCCTTCATAACTGGAGATGAAGTTTATTATTCTGCAGAAAATTCAGTAATACCTGGTCTTGAAGAAGGTATTTACTATGTTGAAGTTCTTTCTAATTTAAATCAAATAAAACTTTATACGTCCAAATCTTTTATTGGAAGTATTAATTATATTGAATTTGAATCCCTCACTCCAGGATCTGGATCACACAATTTTATACTAAGTTCTCAGAAAAATGGTGTTATTTCCCCACAAAATATATTAAGAAAATTCCCACTATCAGTAAATATTGCAGATGGTAAGTCTGATGATACTCTTCCTGGTTCAGTTGGTATTCTTATCAATGGCGTCGAAATAACAAATCACAAATCAAATGATAGAATTTATTATGGACCGATAGAAAGTGTAGATATCTTAAATGGTGGTTCTGGATATGATGTGGTAAATCCACCTCAACTTGATTTTGTTGATAATTCTGGAAGTGGTGCTAAGTTACAACCAGTTGTAAGAGGTAAGGTAGAAAAAATTGTTGTTGATCCGCAAGTTATAAGTCTTAATAGCATTGTTTCTATAGCCTTAACAGGTGGAAATGGAAAGGGAGCTTCTTTTTATCCAGTTTTAAATGAAAGAAAATTTAGAGATATAGAATTTAGTGCAAAATTATCAGATGATAACGGAGGAGTTAACATTGATTATGATACTATTACATTTTTAGATAAGCACTTTTTGAATAATGGTGATTTAATCACTTATGATAGAAATGGAAGTCCCGCAATTGGAGTTGGTACTTTTGATAGTTCAAATGCACATACCGGACTAACTCTTGTTGATAAATCTGCTTATTACTGTGAAGTACTTAATGATACAACTATAAGGTTGTATGAAAACGCAAGAGATTTTGAAGTTGGTATTAATACAGTTGGATTTACACAATATGGTAATGAAGGAATACAAAAGTTTAGAACAGCAGATCCAAGAGTAGTTCTAAAAGATATTGTAGTATTGGATTCTGGTGAAGAATATGAAAATAGGAAATTAATTGTAAAGCAGGCTGGAATATCTACCATCTACAATACAATAACCTTTAAAAATCATGGATTCAAGGATGGTGATTTAATAAAATATGAATACGAATCATCTGGATCGCCAATTTCTGGGTTATCAACATCTTCTGATTATCGCGTTTTAAAAATAGATGACAGTCAATTTAGACTTTGTGAAGATAAAACAGAGACTGGATCTACACTTTCAAATTATGATAGAAAGAAATTTGTAGAATTTAATACTAGTGGATCTGGTTATCAGTATTTTAAATATCCAGATATTCAATTTTCAATAAATTACTCCACTGTTGGAGTTGGTACTACTGCCAAAGTAGTTGGAGTATTAACAGCGACTCCGATTATTAGGGGTGAAATTGTAGATACGTATCTCTACGAAGGTGGATCTGATTATGGATCAACAATCCTTAATTTCCATAGAAAACCAAAAATTTCTGTAAAGAGTGGAAAAAATGCAGAAATTAAACCAGTAGTATTAAATGGATCATTAACAAGAGCTATAGTACAGTTTGGTGGATCTGAATATTATTCTATTCCAGATTTAATAGTAAATGGTGATGGAAATGGAGCATCATTGAGACCCGTAATTGAAAATGGAAAAATAACAGACGTTGTAGTTGTAAATCCAGGAATAGGATATACTCAAGAAACTACCTCAATATTCGTTAAATCTACTGGAAAGAATGTTTTATTAAATCCAAACATCAGATACTTGTCTTTAAATAAGAATAATAGATTCGGAGATGAAATTGTTGATTTTGGATCAAATCAGATTCAGTATTCTGTATCTGGGTATAATTTAAAATTACAGGATCATTTCAATGATGATGATTCATCAAAACACTCTCCCATAATTGGATGGGCTTATGATGGTAATCCAATATATGGTCCATATGGTTATTCTGATCCAGAAGATGAAGATTCTGAGACCAAACTACTCTCTACTGGATATACATTAGATTTTGCAAATTTAGACAACAGACCATCTGGATTTGATCCTGGATTTTTCTCAGATGATTATAGATTTACTGGGTCTGGAGACTTGGATGAACACAATGGAAGATTTTGCAAAACACCAGAATTTCCAAATGGAGTATATGCATATTTTGCAACATTAGATAGTAGCAATATTGGAATAACTTCTTTCCCATATTTTATAGGGAATAGTTATAGATCCAAATTTATTGAGGAAAATAATTTATTAGATCAATCATATGATTTTAACAATTCCAATTTAATTAGAAATACCTTCCCATATAAAATTAAAGATTCTAACGCTGGTAACGATTTTATATTTGAATCTTACGATTATTATGACCAAAGAGTAGAAATTGAATCTGTTTTCTCATCTTCAGTAGATAGTTTAGATATTATTGGTGTTGGTACAAATTATAAAGTAAATGATCGTGTTTTATTTGAAACTTCACCTTCAGGTAATGCTGCAAAAGGAATTATTTCAGAGATTACTGGAAAGCATATTACAAATTTAAATACGAATGTTGAGAGTTATAGCGATTCTGTAATTGAGAGATTAGACGAAAATACACTCAAATTTAATATATCACCATATCATAATCTCTATAATGGTGATTATGTTGTCCTTTCTGGAATCTCAACTTCGAAATTAAGTCAAGTTAATAGATTCAAAAAAATAGGAATAACATCTTTTAGTACTGTTTTAAGTGAAGATGTCCCAGTAAATTCAGTATCTGGTCTTGCAACTGATGTTTATGTGAATTATATCCCTTCAAATATATCAATAGGAAGTAGTGTAAAGATTGGATCTGAATTTACTAAATTATTAAACGTATTTCAAGATCAAAATATAATTAGAGTTAGAAGAGATGCCGGATCGGCACATACTTCAACGACTTCGGTACAGTTTATTCCAGATTCATTTATAATTTCGGAAAAAACTGATTATTTCGAATCAAAACAAAATATTAAAGAGTTTTTCAAACCATCTGAAGCAATTGGATTTGGTTTAAGTGTTGGTATAACATCGACAAATGTTTTCGCTTTAGGAATTACTACAGTTGGTGTTGCAACTTATGTAAGACCTATTCAAACACAATCTCTTTATATTAAGAATCATAACTTTAAAAATAATGAGAGGGTTATCTTAAGAAAACCAGATTCATCATATTCATCTCTTTCAATATCAACATCTTTCTCAGGTACTCCATTTAACTTACCAGAGTCTGGAACATCACAGATAGTTTACGTAACTAACAAATCTAAGAATACGGTAGGAATAAAGACATTAGTATCTTCATCCGAAATCTTCTTTGTTAGTGATGGTGGAACGGCAAATAGTTATGAATACTCTTTAGAAAGTGATTATGGGCAAGTGTTTGCTGATGTTAAAAAAGTTAAGACAACAATATCGGTATCTACTGATCATGGATTAAAATATGGAGATGAGATTTACTTAACAGTAAAACCACAAAAAACTGTTGGTATACAAACATTTAGTTCCGTTTATGTAAAGTTTGATACTGAGTCACAAAATCTTTTAGTAAACCCAGTAGGATTTAGTTCATCTGGAATTAATACTTCACGCAATCAAATTGAATTAACATCACACGAATTAAAAACAGGTGATAAAGTATATTACAATTCAACAGATTTAGTTTCTGAAGGAATATCTACTGGATCATACTATGTTTATAAAGTTGATGATAATAATATTAGTCTTTGCGAAACATATGTTGATTCAACTTTAAATCCACCAAAAGTTGTAAGTATAGCTTCAACAGGAGGAACAAATCAAGAAATTAGTTTAATCAATCCAGAACTAATTACAGTTAAGAATAACAATTTAAAATTTGACCTATCCGATTCTTCTCTTAACGGATATCAATTTAAGTTATACTACGATGAAGATTTCCAAGATGAATTTTTATCGGTCGAATCTTCAACTGATTTTGTAGTTTCTGGAGTTGGTACTGTTGGCGTATCTTCTGATGCCAGCTTAACATTAAAATGCTTAGATGACATTCCACAAAAGTTATTCTATGCTGTAAAAAATCCAGCTGGATATATTAGTACATCCGACTCAACAGTAATTAATTCATCACAAATTAATTTCTCTAATAGTTTCTATAATAGAAAGTATAATGTTTCTGGTGTAAGTACAACTAGTTTTGATATTTCATTAAGCATTGATCCTGAAGTTTTAAGTTACTCTTCATCAGAGTGTAAGACTCTAGAGTATTCAACGACTTCATTAAATGCTACTGGTGGAATAAGTAAAGCAAAATTAACTTCTTCTGGATCTTCATATACAAAGTTACCATCCTTTGCTGGAACAATATCTTCGGAAGGCACTGGTGGATATGTAATAGCAAAATCTGAAAAAATTGGAAAAATAAATCAAGTTAGAATATTAAACCAAGGATTTGAATATTCTTCAGACAAAACATTAAAACCATTAGCATACATTTCACCATCAATAACACTAAAATCATCATATAAGATATCATCCGTAGGAATTTCTAGCGTTGGGTTTGGATACAATAAATCACCAGATTTAATTTTAGTCGATTCTATAACAAGAGAAGTGTTTGATAGCGGACTATTAACTGCAAATATAGTTAATGGTTCAGTTAATTCTATTACCATAAAAGAAACTCCATATGGATTATCATCAAATCAGACTGAGATAGTATCAATTAACAATGATAATGGATATCCAATCAATACTATTGAAACTTATAGTGGAATTGCAACTTGCTACTTGGAGACTCCAGTATTAGGATTTTCAGAAGATCCATTTAGAGTTGGAGATAAAATTTTTGTTGAAGGCATCACACAATATGGTGGATCTGGAACTGGATATAATTCAAGTGATAATGGATATAATTTCTTCACTGTCTCCGGATTTACTAATTCAATTCCAGCGGTTTTAGAGTTTAGTGTATCTGGATTCTCTACAAATCCAGGAATAGCTAAAACGACTCAAAATTCTTTATCATCAATAATCCGTTATAATGATTATCCAAAGTTTACTGTAGAGAAGACTCTTACAAACTTTATCGTTGGTGAAGGACTATTGGTTCTTGTTAATAATCAATATGTTCAAACAGATTTGAAAGTAACAAAATCAACAAACGACTCTATAAAAATTTCAGGAGATTATGAATTAGTTGGTAATGAGAAAATAAAGGGTCAAAAATCTGGAGTCATTGCTATAATTGGAAACATTGAAAAAAATAGAGGCAGTTTTGAAGTTGAATCATCAATTAAAAAGGATTTGGGATGGAAGGATGATATTGGTAAATTAAATGATGACCAGCAAGTTATTCCAGATAATGATTATTATCAAAACCTTTCTTATTCCGTCAATAGTTCAGTCCAATACGAAGATTTATCTGTTCCTGTAAATAGACTTCTTCATACCTCAGGAATGAAGAATTTTGCAGATACTCAGATACAAAATACAACTAACTCTGGAATAAAAACTGTAGTAGATGGAAGTTTTGAAATATTAGACTTCATTAGAGAACACAGAGTTGATGAAATCAAAAACTTTGATTATGTTTATGATATTGATGCATTAACAAAGACAAAGTTTATAAAATTTAAGAGTAAAAAATTATCTAGTTATGTTGATTGCATTTCAAACAGAGTTTTATCAATAGATAACATAAGATCTAGATTCTCTAACGTTGGATTGGAAGAATCCGATCAAAATATTATCGATACTGACACCGACGAATTTGGTGGATTTACAAGATATTTGATTCAAATAAAAGATACTGAGAATATTCAATATCAATTAAATGAATTAATAACAATAGGTGATGGTGAAAATATTTTCTTACTAGAAAAATTATCTCTTACAAACCAAGATTCTCCAATAGCAAGTATTGATGGTGATGTTGATATACTTGGTAATAACTACATCGTATTCAATCCAACAGATCCATACACTAAAGATTATGATGTAAAAATAATCTCAAGTAAGTTTTCAACTGACTTGGTTGGAGTTGGATCTACCAATATTGGATTTATAAACTTATCATCAAGTATAAAAACTTACAATTCTGGAATTTCATCATCTGTAGTTTCATTTGCATCATCAGATTACAATTCATTGTATTTTAATGCTTATGTTAAGGATACTGTAACTGGGGAAGCAAATTATGCTGAAATTTACTTAAATCATGATGGATCTGATATATACCTTTCGGATTATTATGTAGATTCTTCACAGTCAAATTCTAATTTATCATTCAATAGAATTGGAGAATTTGATGCGTCAATGTCTGATGGTATAATATCTTTAGATTTTACTAACAATACATCAAATAAGTTGAGAATTGGTGTTAAGACAATTGGATTTGGAACAACTTCTGTCGGATTATCTACATTCAGATTTAAATCCGAAGAACAAACCGATGGAACAGAAAAAACAGCAGTATATCAATCCAATTATGCAGTATCTTCTGGTATTTCTACCGTACTGACCTTCTCCAAATTTGATTTTGTTTCATCAAAATCTGTTGTAAATTTAAGTATTGGATCATCGGTAAGTGCATTATATCAAATAGCACTTTTATATTCTGGTTCAGACTCATACGTTTCTGTTTATCAACCACTTTCTATAGGAAGTACTAGTGGAATAGGAACATTTGGTAGTGAAATATCTGGGTCCAATGTATCTTTAGTGTTCTACCCAGACGCTTCAATATCTTCTGATGTAACAACTTCGGCATATAGTGAATTGATTTATGATAGTCTTGATTTGCTCAATATACCTAACGATCTCGAATATGGTCCAGTAAGAGATTCATTTAGTTATATTGAATTTGGTGGTGTTAATGGTACACGAGTAGAACGTAAAGATTTCGATCTTTACTATAATAATACTCCAATTTTTAAAAAGACTTTCAATCCATCCAAGTCTAATCAGTTAAATCCAGTAACAGGTATCTTTACCATTAAAAATCACTTCTTTAATACTGGTGAAGAATTAATCTATTCTGCAGAATCTTCATTGAGTGATATATCTCCTGTTGCTGTTAGTATTGGTGCAACATTAAACTCTGTTGGTGTAGTAACAGATATTCTACCATCTGATGTTTATCCAATTAAACTTACAGAAGACACCTTTAGATTATCAACAAGAAAAGATTATGCACAAGCTGGAATATATGTAACATTTACATCTTTGGGATCTGGAAATATTCATGGTCTGGAAATGACCAAAAAACTTGAAAAATCTTTAATAACAATTGATGATCTTGTTCAATATCCAATAACATATTCACTTTTAAATTATTCTCTTATTGGAAACTATGGCGGATCTGTTGGCGTTGGGACAACTATATTCGCTCTAAGTGGAATTAGTTCGATTAAAACTAATGATCTTCTAAAAGTAGAAGATGAATTTATGAGAATTATAAGTGTTGGTTATGGAAAAACCAGCATTGGTCCAATAAGTGGGATTGGTCAAACCAACCTGGTTCAAGTTGAAAGAGGATTTGTCGGTACTTCTGCAACTTCACATGCAGATTTAACAGAGGTTAAAATTTACAGAGGATCTTACAATTTGAAGGGAAATAAAATTCACTTCACTGAAGCACCAAAAGGTGACTTTAGATCTTCCAATGATTCTAGCAATTTATCATACTTCAAATCAAAATTCGGTGGAAGAGTTTATTTAAGACAAGATTATTCTTCAAACCAATTATATGATGATATTTCGGAAAGATTTACAGGAATTGGTCAGACATACGTATTAACTAGAGATGGTATAAACACAGTTGGTCTTGGAACCACTGGTGGAAATGGTATTCTGTTTATAAACAATTTATTCCAAACACCATCAACACAAAACAATACTGGAAATAATTTCAAGATTATCGAAGATGTTAATGTTGGTGTAAGTAGTGTTGTTTTTAGTGGTACTTCAGCAGATGAAAGTGAAGTTGATTACATATCAGATTATGATATTAATATAAACCAACTTCCAAGAGGTGGTATTATTGTTTCCCTTGGATCTACTGGTGGTCTTGGTTACGCACCCCTTGTAGGTGCATCTGTTACAGCTGTGATTGATGGAAGTGGAACGATTACATCTGTTGGTATAGGAACCACTGATATAGTCGGATCTGGATACTATGGAGTGGTATCTATTGGCGTTACTGATCCCAATCATTCAGGAACATCTGCTAATATTACAGCAACAGTTGGTGCTGGTGGATCATTATCATTCAATGTTGTTGATGGTGGTTCTGGATACTCTAATCCAATTATTAAAGTACCATCACCATCTTATAGTAATTTACCAGTTCAAGGAGTTTCTAGATTGGGAATTGGTTCTACAACTGAAACTGGATCTGGATTATTGGTCAATATTGATGTTTCTTCAGCATCAACAACGGGAATAGGATCTACTCTGTTCGAAGTTTCTTCCTTCTCTATTAAGAGAAATGGATATGGATATAACATTGGTGATGTTATTACTCCTGTTGGGTTAGTAACCTCTAAAGATCTTCCTTCCCCAATATCACAATTTGAATTAACTGTTATCGATACTTATACAGATACTTTTGGATTGTGGCAGTTTGGTGAATTAGATTACATTGATTCCATAAAACCTTTACAAGATGGATCTAGAAAGAGATTCCCACTATATTATAACTCCTCGTTGTTAAGTTTTGAAACTACCGATCAAAACACAGAATCTATAGAAATAGATTTAAGTGCAGTTCTTTTGATCTTCATTAATGGAGTTGTTCAAGAACCAAATGTGTCCTATACATTTGAAGGTGGTTCATCTTTCACATTCTCAAATCCACCAAAACCAGATGATAAGGTAGCGATATTCTTCTATAGAGGAACAAGAGGGCAAGATAGTCGTCTTGTTACTATAAATGAGACTATAAAGTCTGGAGATATTGTTCAAATTTTTAGAAATGAATCTATTCCATCAACGGTTCAACAAGAAAAAAGAACAGTACATAGTATCACATCTTCAGACAAATTGGAAACTAATCTTTACAATGATATCGGTATTGATGAAGAAAATGAGCGTCCAATATCATGGATAAAGCAAAAATCTGATAAAGTAATAAACAATGAGAAAATTTATAAGACAAGAGATTCCTTAGAGTCTTTAGTATATCCAACGGCAAAAGTTATTTACGATTTTACTTCTTCCGATACTGTTTTGTATGTTGATGATGCGCAGTTATTTAACTATGAGGAAAATGAGTCTGATATTATCATCTCATCTGTTAATGCAATTATAGTTAATGGTAATGATCCCGTATCTGCAGCAATAACTGCAAATGTTTCTTCTAGTGGTTCTATAGACTTCTTCACTATTTTTGATGGTGGAAGTGGATACATTGGTACATCTATTGATCTTAAACTGTCTGCTCCACAACAAATTGGAGTTGGTATTGGTACAACTGCTACTGCAACAGCATCAATTACATCTGGAATAATTACATCAATCACAATAACAAATCCAGGACTTGGTTATAGTGTTCTTACTCCACCACAAGTATTAGCACCAGTTCCAAGCTCGAATTTTGAAAATATTACTGGTATTGTAAATGTTGATGGATTTAGTGGAATAGTTACTGGTATATCTACAGTGTCTGGTGTTGGAGTAGATTTAGCCATTAAATTTGATTTATCTGTAATTGCACCAACATCATTTACAGGAACTGGACTTACTGATGGATATCCAATTTATATTTTTGATACAACTGTTGGTAGTGGAGTTACTTCAATAGATAATTCCGATTCTGAAGTAGTTGGAATTGGAACAACATTCTTTGATAACATCTATAAAATTCATTCATACACTTCTATTGGATCTACAGTCGCATCTGTTGTATGTAATGTTTCTGATTCAAGCAGTCTTTCTGGAATTGATACTTTTGGATATGATCAACTTGGAAAATTCTCTTGGGGAAGACTTTCTGGATTCTCAAGATCATCATCACCAATATCTATAGGAGTAACTGGTAACACAGTTAATACTGGTCTAACAACATTTGCAACTATTCAAAGAAGGGGTTATGGATTACGCAATACTGGTGCTCTGAGAAAAGATCTCGGTTAAGATATAAATAGATCTAAAAGCTTATTAATATGTCTGCTCTTGTTACAGATCAATTTAGAATATTTAATGCTAGTAACTTTGTAGAATCCATAGAGAATTCTTCAAATTCTTATTATGTTTTTGTTGGTCTACCAAACCCAACCGCTGTTGGATTTGGTAGAACTTCTGACTGGGATACAAACACACCAAGTCCCACAGACAACTTGAAATATGAGTCTCATTATAAAGATACTACGCTTTTTGGTAAAAAAATATCATCTACAAATGTAAGAAGACTTATTAGAAGGATTGACTGGTCTCAGGGTACAAAATACGAAATGTACCGTCATGATTATAGTATTAATAACCCATCACCAATTACAAGATCGACAAGACTTTATGATTCAAATTATTATGTAATGAATTCTGAATATAAGGTTTATATATGTATAGATAATGGATCTTCTGGAAACAATCCTTTAGGTAATTCATCTCAAGATGAACCAACCTTTACAGATTTAGAACCATCTAAAGCTGGTGAAAGTGGTGATGGTTATGTTTGGAAATATTTGTTTACCGTTTCTCCTAGCGATATCATTAAATTTGACTCAATTGAATACATTACTGTACCAAACAATTGGAAAACATCTACAGATTCTCAAATACAAGTTGTAAGAGAAAATGGAGATTCTTCAATAAATGAAAACCAAATAAAAAAAGTTTATATAGAGACTGAAGGTTCTGGATATTCTAGTGGAACTGGACAAGTTGTTGATATTTTGGGTGATGGAACTGGTGGACAAGTAGTATTGGATATTATTGGTGGAAAAATTACAAATGCTCAGGTATCATCGGGCGGAAAAGGATATAGCTACGGAATAGTTGATACTGGCAATTTGAATGCATCTTCTAACCAAAATGCAAAGTTGATTCCAATTATTCCACCATCAAATGGTCATGGGTATGATTTATATAAAGAACTTGGAGCTGATAAAATTTTAATTTATGCTAGATTTGATGATTCTACAAAGGATTTTCCAACTGATTCAAAATTTTCACAAATAGGTATAATTAAAAATCCAGTTTCTTTCGGATCTACTCAAGTATATACAAGTAGTGAATATTCTTCACTTTACTCTATAAAATTTTCTTCAGTTTCTGGTTCTGTATCAGTTGGAGACAAGATTAACCAAACTGTAACTGGTGGCATTGCTAAAGGTTATGTGGCTTCATATGATTCTGAAACTAAAGTTCTAAAATATTTTAGAGATAGAACTCTATTTTTAAATCAAACTTCCATTGATCAAAAAGATTATATCGGAATCTCAACATCATCGAAGGTTTTAGATTTTGAATCTTCATCAAATGCTGTAACCAGTTCTGGTGGATTTTCTGGATCAATTGATACGGCATTTACTGGAATTACAACAAATCCAACAGGTACAAAAATTATAAGTTTAGGGTCGCAATTTACCAATGGTCTTTCATCTCCCGAGATAAATAAAGAATCGGGGGATATAATTTACATTGATAATAGACCTCTAGTTTCAAGAAACTCTAGACAAAAAGAAGACGTTAAAATTATCCTGGAATTTTAAGAAATGGCTCAAAACACAAATCTCAATATCAGCCCATATCATGACGACTTTGATGCCGCAAAACAATTCTATAAAGTTTTATTTAATCCAGGACGCCCAGTACAAGCTAGGGAGTTAACGACTTTACAATCTTTACTACAAAATCAAGTAGAAACTTTCGGTAGTCATATATTTAAAGAAGGGTCAATGGTAATTCCTGGGGGAATTACTTTTGATCCAGAATTTTATGCAGTAAAATTAAACTTTACAAATTTTGGTACTGATATCTCACTGTATTTGAATAAACTTGTTGGTAAAAAGATAACAGGAGATAATTCTGGTGTTAATGCTGTTGTTCAATATGTTCAACTTCCAAACTCTGAAGTAGAATATCCAACGTTATATGTAAAATATTTAAACTCTGATAATAATTTTGAAATTAATCCATTCAGTGATGCTGAGCAATTGACATGTGATGAAGAAATCATATATGGAAATACAACAATTGATATTGGAACTCCATTTGCATCATTAATCAATTTAGACGCTACTGCTATAGGATCATCAGCTTCTATTAGTGAAGGTGTCTATTTTATAAGGGGTTATTTTGTAACGGTAAACAAAGAAACTATAATTTTAGACTATTATTCAAGCAATTCTTCTTACAGAATCGGATTAAAAGTATCTGAAGAAATTGTAACTGCAAAAAATGATAGTAGTTTATATGATAATGCTAAAGGGTTTACAAACTATGCTTCCCCAGGCGCAGATAGATTAAAAATATCAACATCACTTGTTAAGAAGGACTTAACAGATTTAGATGATAGTGATTTTATAGAATTAATGCGCGTTGGTGGTGGAACAATAAAGAAAATACAACCAAAAGAAAGTCAATATTCCTTTATAAGAGATTATCTCGCAAAAAGAACATATGATGAGTCTGGAGACTATAGTGTAGATCCATTTATATTATCAACCCACAACTCCATCAATGATCGCATTGGTAATGATGGTTTGTTTTTTGCTACAGAAAAGACAAATGATGGAAATACTCCATCAGATGATTTGATGTGTTTGAAGATTTCTCCAGGAAAGGCATATGTTAGAGGTTATGATATTTCTAAGTCAGAAACAACTATCATTGATGTAGAAAAACCAAGAGATACTCAAAAAGTAACCAGGGCAAATATACCATTTGAAATGGGTAATTTGCTTAGAGTCAATAATGTATCTGGTGCAGCTAGAAACAAACAATCTATTGGATTTTATAATAAGTTTAAAAACTCTACCACTGCACCAAATGGACATAAAATTGGTGAATCTAGAGTTTACACTTTTAAAGTAACGGATTCAAAATATTCTGGTGCATCTACAAGATGGGATTTGTTCCTCTATGATATACAAACTTATACTGAAATTCTGTTAAATCAATCAATAACAACTACAGAACTTCCAGCATCATCATTTGTTGAAGGAAAGAGCAGTGGAGCTAGTGGTTATGCCGTATATTCTGGCAATGGTTCCACAACGATTACTTTAAGACAAACCTCTGGTACTTTTATAAGAGGTGAGCAATTAATTATAAATGGTGTAGAGACAAAACCAAGAAGCATTGTTAGAATAAAAGTATTTGATACAAGCGATATTAAATCAGTATATCAAGCATCAGATGCTGGTTCTGGATTCCCATATGCATTTCTTGCTAATGCCGATTTAGAAAAAGTAACACCAAAAGGATTTAGTTCGTTTGATAAAATCACCATCAGTGCTGATGATGGATTTGGAAACTGCACAGTTTCTGCATCTGGAAAGTCTTTCTTAGGAATATCTTCAGAATCTATTATCAGATATCAAAGACCGGGTCTTAGTGAAGAAACATTCTCTAGAGTCTCTAGTGTTAGTAGTGATGGTTTAACTTTAAATATAGCATCATTAGATTCTGTTTCTGGTATTTTCACTGGTGGATCTCCTGGAGCAGAGCTTCAAACAACATTTGCTCTTGGAGTTCCAAAAATAAGAAATGAAGATAGAGGATTTTTATATGCAGAAATTCCAAATAAAAATATTGCCTCGTTAGATTTATCTGACTCTAATATTGTTGTTAATTATCAGATTACCGGAGAATCTACAGACGGAAGTGGTGTCTTATCGTTTACAGACGCACAACTTACTGGTATTAGTAGTTCATTCTTTACAGCATTTGATGTTGAAAAGTATTCTGTACATTATTCTGGTGGAGGAATTGGTACTATTACATCGGACCAATTTGTCTTATCTAATAATACAGTAACAATAAATGGTTTAAATTCATCAGAAACTGATGTTGTCGTAAATGTTAGTGCTTTAAAAAATGGTGTTCAAAGTAAAGTAAAAACATATAATAGAAGCCAAACAGTTAATATTAATTATTCCAAATATCAACAATCTGGTACAGGAATCAGTAGTTCTTTTAATGATGGACTGACTTATAATCAGTATTATGGATTAAGAGTTCAAGATGATGAAATTTGTTTAAATTATCCAGATGTTGTTAATGTTTTAGCAGTATATGAGTCTTTCAACAATCAAAGCCCATCTTTAGATTTAATTCAGTTAAATTCTATTGCTAATGTCGATGCTAATGCAATAATTGGAGAAAATATCCTTGGAGAAAATGGTGCTTATGCAAGAGTTGTATCAAATCCATCTGCAAATACTTTAGGAATAGTTTATCTAAATCAGGGAAGATTTTCTCAGTATGAAGATGTTACATTTGAAGAGTCAAATATTAAAACTGAGATTGAACAAATTACAGTTGGATCATATAAAAATGTAACATCAAATTATGTTTTAGATAATGGTCAAAAAGATCAATACTATGACTACTCTAGATTGATTAGAAAGAAAAATGCTCCAGAAGCAGCATATAGATTAATGGTAATATTTGACCATTATACTGTACCTTCAAATGATGATGGAGATTTGTTCACCGTTCTAAGCTATCCAAAAGAAAGATATCAAGATTATATTCCTTCCATTGAATCTAGAAATTTAAGATTAACAGATATACTTGACTTTAGACCAAGAGTATTAACCTTTACTCCATCTTCTGCAACATCTTCTCCTTTTGATTTCTCTTCTAGAAATTTTGGAACAGATCCAAAATATCTGTTAACACCAAATAGTAGTTCTTTAATTGGATATGAATACTATATTGGAAGAGTTGATAGACTTTATCTTGATAAAAACGGCAAGTTTATACTTGATAAAGGAATTTCGTCTATAGATCCAAAGAGACCTCTGAGACTTGATGAGGTAATGGATATTGCAACAATTACTTTACCACCATATCTCTACGATATTTCTGATATTTCTATATCACTTGTTGATAATAGAAGATATACTATGAGAGATATTGGGAAGATAGAAGATAGAGTAGAGAATTTAGAAAGAGTAACATCTCTTTCTTTACTTGAAGTAAATACAAAAACTTTACAAGTTAGAGATGGTGATGGTTTAGATAGATTTAAGAGTGGATTCTTTGTTGATGATTTTAAGAATAATGATTTTATAGATCAAAACTATTCTTCTATTGAAGTTGATAGAGATAGAAATATTTTAAGACCTATTGTTTCTAGAAATGCTATTAAAAATCAGGTAGCACCAAAAACAAACTTAACCGATGAAAATCTAGATCTTAGCACCGACTTTGATCTTTTAGATTCTAATGTTAAAAAAACAGATCAATTCATCACTTTAAATTATGATGAAGTTGGTTGGATTGAACAAGTTATTGCTACTAGAGTTGAGAATGTTAATCCATTCCATGTTATACAATACATTGGTACAATTAACTTACAACCAAGTTCTGATAGTTGGGTAAGAACTATTAGATTGGATGAAAAGATTACAAGAAGAACAGTAGTAAATGTAAATAGGTTCTCAAATACAGTTTCATCTGGAAGTGGTGGAGCTTCATTTGTAACTGGAAGTAGTAGTTCAGAATCATCTAGATCTTCAGTATCAATAACCAGTAGAGATGTTCTTCTTTCTAGTGGAACCGAAAGGTTCATGAGATCTAGAAATACTGAATTTAAATCTTCAAACTTAAGACCACTTGCTAGATACTATCAATTCTTTGATGGTAATGGTTCTGTAGATTTTGTACCAAAACTGGTAGAAATAGCAGTTGATAGAGATCTTCAAAACTATGGATCTAGTGGAATTTTCCAAGTTGGAGAAACTGTAATAGGATCTCTCAATGGTAAAAAACTAATCAAGTTTAGAGTTGCAACTTCAAATCACAAATATGGTGCATTTAATGATCCATCAACAACCTTTAATATAAATCCATATTTTAAATCTGAAAATATTCCACCAAACTATAGTGGATCTTCAAAAGTTTTGAATGTTGATACATATTCACTTTCAGAAGAAGCACAAGGCAAATATTATGGATATTTGGTTAAAGGAATGCAATTAACCGGTCAAACAAGCGGAGCAGTTGCATTTGTAAAAGATTTGAAACTAGTTTCTGATAATTATGGCGATTTGATTGGATCATTCTTCCTTAGAGACCCACACACAAGTCCACCACCATCTGTAAGAATTGGTACTGGAACAAAGACATATAAGTTAACTAGCAGTGCAACTAATGAAACTCCACTTCGTGGAAGTAAGATTATTTCATCTGCAGAAACTGTATATCGTTCCGAAGGAATTTGGGAAACCAAGCAAGTACAAACTGATGTTTTAACAACTATTACTAGAAATATAACAACAACCACTTTTGTACAAAGATATGATCCACTAGCACAGACATTTACCGTTGGTAATAATCCTGGCGAAAGTGGAAGTGATATTTTAAGTTCTGAAGATACTAATGGATGTTTCTTGACTTCTGTAGACCTTTTCTTTGCAAACAAAGATTCCGTCGCACCTTTAACTGTAGAGATTAGAACTGTTGAATTGGGTACACCAACTCTAATCAGAGTAGGAAAACCAAAAGTATTGAGACCAAACGAAATTAACGTTTCTTCTGATGCTTCCGTAGCAACAAGAGTTACTTTTGATCATCCAATATATCTTCCTCCTGGAAATCAATACGCTATTGTTCTGTTAGCTCCAGAAAGTATTCAGTATGAAGCATGGATTGCTGAAATGGGCGAAAATGCTGTAAATACAAGCACTCTTGCAAATGCTGAAAATGTTAGATATACAAAGCAGTTTGCTATAGGTAGACTTTATAAGTCTCAAAATGGTGCCGAGTGGTCAGCAAATGACTATCAAGATCTTAAATTTAAATTATATAAAGCAGAATTTACTTCAAATACAGGAACGGTAACTTTCTATAATCCATCTTTGGATGAAAGTAATGGTTATTCTCAGAGATTGAATGAGAATGATGTTGTTGCACATTCCAAGAAATTATCCGTTGGAATTGTAACTACAAGCAACTCTACATTGATAGGAATCCTTACTGAGGGAAGAAAAGTTTCTGAAAGTGTCAAGTCGTTTAATTATGGTCATATTGTTGGAACTGGTAGTTCTGTAGCATCTGTTGGTGTCTCTACAAATGGTACAAATTATAGCGGTTCATCACAATCTAATGTAAGTACTTTTGCAATAACAGGAAGTGGTACTGGATTAACATTAGATCTAACAATCAGTTCTGGAGCAGTAACAGGTGCAACAGTTGTAAACCGTGGTAACGGATATTCTGTCGGTGATCTTGTTGGTATAGTAACTTCAACAGCAGGTAACACTGGTAGTGGAGCCGAAATTACAGTAACAGGATCTAATGGAATTGATACGCTCTATTTGGATAGAGTTCAAGGACAATCTTTCACTTTAGGATCTCAATTGAGATATTATGGTGATGATGGAGTTGCAGTTTCTCTAGCTTCAACAACAATTAGATCTTCAGCGTCGTATGGTAATGAGGAAATAGGAAATGCACTTAGAATCAATCACTTCAACCACTCAATGTACTCTGATAATAATAAAGTTACTATAAGTGGTGTAGAATCTAGTGAATCTCCAACAGTTTTAAATGCTCCTATATTGACTGGTGATGTTTTAATTAGTGTTGCAAATACTTCAATCTTCAACACATTTGAAAGTATTGGAGTGGGTGCATCAAATCTTGGATATGTAAAAATTGAAGAAGAAATTATTGGATATGAAACCGTTGCTAATGGAACTTTAGAAGCACTTTATAGAGGAGTAGATGGAACAATCGCAGTAGAGCATCCGATTGGTTCGGTAGTTACAAAATACGAACTAAATGGAGTTTCATTGAGAAGAATTAACACAACTCACGATGTAAGTGATTTTGGAAATGATATTTATGGATATTATGTTGAATTTGATAGATCAGATAGTTCCAATCGAGGAACTGATAGAAGTTCTGATGGATCAATGAGTGGTATTCCACAAATTTCCTTCAGTAAAACCGGATCGGCAGGAGGTTCTGAAGCATATGCTACTGAGAACATTCTTTATGATACGGTTATTCCATCATATAGAACATTAACTCCAGGTCAGACATCATTGTCTGGTTCTATTAGAAGTGTTTCTGGAACAAGTGTTGATGGATCTGAAATATCTTTTGAAGATCAGGGATATGAGCCTGTAGAATTAAATTCTCCAAATAAATTATCATCTGTAAGACTAGTCTGCTCAAAAATAAATGAATCCACTTATCTTGGAAATTTACCAAGAAATAAATCATTTACAACTCAAATAATCTTAACATCTCCAGATAAGAATATTTCCCCAATTATAGATCTTGACGAATCTTATACAGAATTTAGAACTAGTTTGCTCACAAAACCTGTTAATGATTACATAAACAATAAATCAATTAATAGTTTTGAAAAAGATCCGCACATTGCATCTTATGTTAGTAAGGAAGTTAGACTTAAGCAGCCAGCGACTTCCCTTAAAGTTATTTTGGGAATGAATAGACCAGAATCTGCCGATGTTAGAGTTCTTTATAGTCTCATTAGACCAGATTCAAGTGAAGTTCAACAATCATTTGAATTATTCCCAGGATATGAAAATCTTTCAATTGATTTAAATGGCGATGGGTATTTAGATGTTATTGATCCTTCTAAGAATAATGGAAAATCGGACGTTTTTGTTCCAGCAAGTGTAAATGGTGAATTTTTAGAATATGAATATACTGCTAGTGATTTAGGATTCTTTAGTGGATATAGAATTAAAATCATTATGTCTGGAACAGATCAATCAAATCCACCACTTATCAAAGACTTGAGGACAATAGCATTAGTATGATACCAGTAGAAGGAAATCCTCATCTTTACAGAGATGAGGATAGTGGTGCTATAATAAATCACGATCAAAACGCTTATGAGCAACATTTGATATCAAAACAAAAAAGAGAATTGCAAAAAAAAGAAATAGATCATCTAAAAGATGATATTTTAGAAATTAAATCATTATTGAAGGAGTTAATGAATCAAAATGGACCCATCAAAAATTAATTTAGAAAGTTTTTCAAAATTATTTGAATATGAAAAACTTGCTAGGGAAATTGATAATTGTGATGATATTGAAAGATTAAAAAACGTCGCAAAATCATATGTAAAGTTATATTTTGCACAGCAAGAAACTCTTCTCACACTCGGCATTAAACCATAATATAAATAAAGAGTAGAGGTAATTTTTTATAAATGGCTGCAGTATATGTTAGCAATCTAGTTGTTAATGCTGGAACTGATTTTTCTCAGACTTTCACTTTAGAAGATACTAATTCTAGCTCAGCTTATGACTTGACTAGTGCTACAGTTTCTGCACAAATGAGAAAGCATTCTGGTAGTTCTACCGCTATTGATTTTACTACCACTATTGTGGTTCCAAAAACATCTGGTCAAATAATTCTTCAATTAACAGATTCTCAAACTGCAGATATAAAACCGGGAAGATATGTTTACGACGTGATCGTTACGATAGGTTCTACAAAAACCAGAGTTGTTGAAGGTATGGTTTTGGTAAGAGAGGGAGTTACTAGGTAATGTCTAACATAAGAGTTAGTACTACAACAAGTAATGTTTCTGTTAGAGTTGGACAAGAAAATGCAGTAAAGGTTTTGTCCAGCTCTGCTGGTGGATCTAATTTTGCAACAGATTCTGAAAATAGTATAAATGTAATAGGTGGAATTGGATCAATAACTCAACTCTATGTTAGTGGTATCTCCACCTTAGGGTCTGTAAATATTAATAGTGGAATTGCTTCACTATCAAATTTATATGTAACTGGTGTATCAACTTTTACTGATAATTTAGTAATTAACACTGTAGGTATTACTACTGCAAATATTAGTAGTGGTAATGTATCTTTACAAAATTTATACATATCAGGAATATCAACTTTCGTTGGCGTATCAACTTTTGGTAATGCTAGATTTTACAATGATACGTCAATCTATGGTGATGCATATTTTTATTCATCTATATATTATGATTCTGCAAATACATATGGCATACCATATTTTGATAGCGAAAATTATATCGTATCGACAGAATCTTCATCAAGTCCTTCTTTAACAGGATCAAATTTAATACTAACAACAAATGAATCAGGAGTACCATCCTGGTCAAACGCTATAGATGGAGGTACATACTGATGGCTAAACCAGCAACTAGACAACAGTTAATAGATTATTGTCTTAGAAGACTTGGAGCGCCTGTTTTAGAAATTAATGTTGATGATGATCAGATTGATGATCTGGTGGATGATGCTCTTCAATACTTCCAAGAGCGCCACTTTGATGGTGTTGAGAGAATGTATTTGAAATATAAAATTACTCAGGAAGACCTGGATAGAGGCAGAGCTAAAAATACAGATGGTGTAGGAGTTGTAACTACTACAGCAACATCAACGAATGTTAGTGGTATTGGATCCATAACATCAAACTTTTACGAGAATTCTAATTTTATACAAATTCCAGATTCAGTTATTGGTATTGAGAAGGTATTCAAATTTGATACTAGTTCAATATCGGGTGGAATGTTTAGTATAAAATATCAGTTATTTTTAAACGATTTATATTATTTTAACTCAGTAGAATTACTACAGTATTCTATGGTTAAGAGTTATCTGGAAGATATTGATCATCTCTTAACTACAGATAAGCAACTTAGATATAATAAGAGACAGGACAGATTATACTTAGATATAGATTGGGGAGCGCAATCATTAGATACATATTTTGTAATCGATTGTTATAGAATTTTAGATCCAGATACTTATACTGGTGTCTATAATGATAGTTTCTTAAAGATGTATCTAACAGCATTAATTAAGCGTCAGTGGGGTCAAAACCTGATTAAATTTAGAGGAGTTAAGCTTCCTGGTGGAATTGAACTCAATGGTAGAGAATTATATGAGGATGCTGAGAGAGAATTGGAATCTATAAGACAGCGAATGAATACGGATTATGAATTACCACCCTTCGATCTTATTGGATAATGGCACTAAATCCCTTCTTTTTACAAGGTTCTCCTGGAGAACAGAGGTTAATACAAGAACTAATAAATGAGCAACTCAAAATTTATGGAGTTGAAGTCATTTATATTCCTAGAAAATATGTAAGAAGAGAAAGTATTATTGAAGAAGTAACAACATCAAAATTTGACGATAATTTTGGTATTGAAGCGTATGTTAATAATTATGAGGGATATAGTGGTGCAGGAGATGTACTTACCAAATTTGGTATGAGTTTAAGAGATGAATTAAGTCTCATCATATCAAAAGAAAGATTTGAAGATTTTATAGGAACATTTTTGGGTACTTTACCAGCAAGTGAAACTGGTGGTGTATCTGCTAGACCAAGGGAAGGTGATGTAATTTATTTTCCTCTGGGCAAAAGACTATTTGAAGTCAAGTTTGTAGAGCATGAAAAACCATTTTATCAACTTGGAAAAACATATGTTTATGAACTTCAATGCGAACTCTTTGAATATGAAGATGAGATGGGTGGATGGGATAATCTCAATACAACAACAGATGAGATAGATTCTACATTAGAAAATTTTGGGTATATTACATCTTTACAGTTGTTTGCTCTTGGAGAACAGGCTACAGGAATCGCAACAGATACTTCTGGTTTTGTTAGAAGAGTAATTTTAACAAATGATGGTTATGGTTATACTGAGGCACCAATTGTTTCTATTTCTACAGCACCTCCCGATGGAGTAGACGCAACTGCTGTTGCTATTACTACAAGTGTCAATGGTATTTACTCTATAAAAGAAGTTCTTCTCACAAACACTGGAGCTGGATATACTGTTACTCCTTCAATTACTTTCACAGGTGGTAATGGTGTTGGTGCTGCAGCAACTTGTGATCTAGTTACAATTTTCTCAGGTATTGGAAGTGTTATTATAACAAATCCAGGATCTGGATATCCAACACCACCAAATATTACTTTTACTAGTGATCTTGTTGGTGCAGGTCTTAGTGCTACGGGAACTGTTGCTATTACAACAACTGGATCAGTATCAGGAGCGTTTATTAGAGATGCTGGATATAGATATCAAATTCCAGTTACAGTGACAATAGATCCACCACCAGTAATTACTGGTATTGGCACATTCCAGTTTAACGAACTTGTAACCGGATCTATTTCTGGTTCTAAAGGAAGAGTTAAAACCTGGGACAAGGATACAAATATTCTCAAAATTGGAACAACTGATGGTAAATTTGTTCCTGGGGACATTATTGTTGGTGCGGCATCTTCAGCAACTTATAGCGTACACTACGAAGTAAGTGCTAAATTTACTGATAAATACGAACAGAATGATGAAATCGAACAAGAAGCAGATCTTATTGTAGATTTCACAGAATCAAATCCTTTTGGTAACTATTAATGTTAGGAACTTATTACTATCACCAAATCATAAGAAAAACTATCATTTCTTTTGGCACAATCTTCAATCAGATTTCTATCAAGCACAAAGATGGTGATGGTGGTATTTACAATGAAATGAGAGTTCCTTTAGCATATGGTCCAACACAAAAGTTTCTTGCTCGTGTTGATCAACAAGGAGATTTGAACAAACCTGTTCAAATAACATTACCAAGAATGTCTTTTGAGATGACCAGTATACAGTATGATTCTTCAAGAAAGGTTGGTGTAACTCAATCATTTAAGGCATCTGATGGAACTAATCTTAAAAAGGTTTTTATGCCTGTCCCATACAATATTGGATTTGAACTGAATGTGCTTTGCAAGTTAAATGATGATGCTTTACAGATTGTAGAGCAAATTTTACCATATTTCCAACCTTCATTTAATTTGAGTGTTGATTTGGTAGAATCTATTGGTGAAAAAAGAGATATCCCACTAACCTTGGATAATATTTCATTTCAAGATGATTATGAAGGTGATTTTTCAACTAGACGAGCACTAATTTATACTCTAAACTTTACTGCTAAAACATATCTGTTTGGTCCAGTTGCAGATAGCACTGATGGACTTATCAAAAAAGTTCAAGTTGATTATCATTCTGGAGTTGATAGAACCACTTCCAAACGTGAAATGAGATATACCGTTATTCCAGATCCAATTGATGCTGGTCCAGATGACGATTTTGGATTTAGTGGAGAGTTGGAATTCTTCCAGGATTCTAAGTCTTATAGTCCAACACAACAAATTGATATTTAATAACTTATGTCTGAATTTGATTCTATTAGCAATGCTCTAAATGTTGAGAGCAGTATTGTTGAGGTTGATGATACTCCTAGAAGTATTCAAAAACCTGAGCAGAAGACTGATATTAAAAAAGACTATGAATATACAAGAGCAAATTTATATTCATTGATTGAAAAGGGACAGGAAGCAATCAATGGAATCATGGAACTTGCGGGTGAAGGTGGAAGTCCCAGAGCATATGAAGTTGCTGGTCAATTGATTAAAAGTGTCGCTGATACTACAGATAAATTGATAGATCTCCAGAAGAAATTAAAAGACGTTGAAGAAGAAGTCGGCAATAAGGGACCAAATACAGTTACTAATAATGCAGTGTTTGTTGGATCAACCTCAGAATTGCAAAAACTACTCAAACAAGGTTTTCTAAATAATAAAGAAGAATCTTAAATTCTAATGAGTTGGTCTGAGAAGTACAAGAAGTCTATTGACTGTGATAATCCAAAAGGATTTTCTCAGCGTGCTCATTGTCAGGGTCGCAAAAAGAAACTTGATGAGGAAGGTCTCCGCGATTGGTTTGGTAAGTCCAAGTCAAAAGACGGAAAGAAAGGTTGGGTTAATGTTGTAACAGGAGATTCTTGTGCAAGCGACAAACCTGGTGAAGGAATTCCAAAATGTGTTTCTTCTGCTAAAAGAGCAAGTATGTCTAAGAAAGAGAGACTTGCTGCTCAACGTGCAAAAAGAAGTGAAGATCCAGGACAACAAGATAAATCTGGTGCATCTAAACCAACTATGGTAAAAACTGATAGAAAGGTTAGAAAGGAAGAAATGGAACTCTGTCCTATATGCGGATATGATCCCTGCCAGTGTCTGGAGGGAACTGTAACCGAAGCAAAAGATAAACCCGGTAAAGGTAGCGGCAAAAAAGATGCCTGTTACAACAAGGTCAAATCACGCTATTCTGTTTGGCCAAGTGCATATGCTTCTGGTGCTCTGGTCAAGTGCCGTAAAGTAGGTGCTGCTAATTGGGGAACCAAGAGCGAAGAAACCATCAATGAGCGTGGTGACTTTTGGCATCCTGATCCCGAAAAAGATAGAAGACTTGGTGGTCCTGGTCCAAACCAGCGTGCTCGTGAAGATGGTCCTTCATCATCTCCACAAAGAAAACCAGATTATAGCAATCGCCTAAAACCAGGTGAAACTTATATGCAGTTTGCTAAGCGTAAGAAAGCAGAAAGAACCAGAAAAGAAGAAAAAGATCACGAATATTCAATGGCTCGCTCGGAGATTTCCACAGTCATTGCTGCAGCAAAAAGACTGAAGAAAAAAGTTGGTAAGGGGGAGGGAAATCTTGAGGCATGGGTCCAGTCTAAGATCACAAAAGCGGCAGATTACTTAGATACTGCTGCAGATTATGTTGATAGTGGTGAGCATAACGAGTCTGTTAAGATTGAAGATGCTAATGGAAAAACTTTTGCAGAAGTTATTGATATCATTGGACCAAATCAGTTCAAACCAGTAGTTGAAGCAAAGAAAAGTGGTGACCCATGTTGGGTTGGATATAAGCAAGTTGGAATGAAAAAGAAAGGTGGAAAAATGGTTCCAAATTGTGTAAAAGAATCATTCACCATTGATAAGGATGCTCATAATAAATTAAAGAGAAGAGAAAAAATCAGAACACTCGCTAATGTTGGTGTTGGTGGTGAAAGAGATGTTGCAAAGAGTAAGTTAGGTAAAACGGCAGAACTTCCTAGTGTAAAGAAGGAAGAAAAAACTTTCAATCAGTTTATGGAAGACTGGCAGAAAGTAAATAAGTCGGATAAGACTGATGGTATGAGTCAGAAAGCAGTTGATACTTATCGCCGTGAGAACCCAGGTTCCAAACTTAAGACTGCTGTAACTGGTGATCCAAAACCAGGCAGCAAGGATGCTAAGCGTAGAAAGTCCTTCTGCTCCCGCTCTAAGGGGCAGCAAGACATGCATAACATCGATTGCTCTAAAACACCCGATAAAGCAATTTGCAAAGCCCGTCGTCGCTGGAAGTGCTAATCAATGAAAAGTTTTCAACAGTTTCTATCAGAAAGTATCACCATTAATGGTGATTTCAATGGAACCCTCAATGTAGGAGGTTCTCAACCAGAACAGACAGCAGAATCATTCTTTGCTGATGTGGTCTGGGAAGGAAAGATGTATCGTCTAGAAGTGGAGGGTAAAATGCTCTCCAAGAATGAACTTGCAGAACAAATTCAGGGAGAATACCCTGGAGCTATTGTTCACAACGTTTATCCAACTCAGGTAAATACTTCAAGAATCAAAAACGCACAGAGGTATCAACCAGAAAGACTAAGTTGGAGTGAGTGATTCATGGCACAGTGGAATAAGAACACACAGGACTTTCTAAACCAAGAAAGAACTCTTTTTGAGGTATTCAATATTGCCGACCATTGGGGTCAGCAAACTGATTGGAGACCTCAGTTTACTGGTAAGAATAGATTTAAGGTATCTCCCTTTCAGACATCATTCTTTAACACATTCCAGTATGGTCTAGAAACTGATGTTTGGGAAACCAGCACTACGGGCACTGCTTCTGCGGTTCACAATCCCAATGCTTCCAATGTCACGATGTCAGTTGGTAGCACTGCTGGCGACAAAGTAATCAGACAGACCAGGGCTGTAATGAGATACATTCCTGGTAGAGTATCACTGGTATCTTTTGCTATTCGTTTGGAGACTCCAGTAGCAGGAGTTCGCAGAAGATTTGGTGTATTTGATGGTAATAATGGTGCGTTCTTTGAGGATAATGGTGGTACATATTCTTGTGTTCTTCGTAGTAAAGCATCTGGTAGTGTAGTAGAAACCAGAGTAACCAGAGATAACTGGAATGGTGACAAGTTAGACGGTAACGGATATAGTCAAATCACTGCTGATCCAGAAGCAGTCCAGATGATTAACATTGAGTATGAATGGTATGGTGCTGGTCAAGTAATCTTCAGTTATACTATTGACGGTGAAACTCATGCTATTCATAAGTTCAGTACCGCAAACCGAGTAAACAATGTTTGGTCTTCCACTCCATTCCTTCCAATCAGATGCGAGTTAGAGAATGTAACTGGTGCTGCTGGAACTCATTACATCTATCAAGGTTCTAACTCTCTCACCCAAGAAGGTGAACCAGAGAAACTCGGTACACTGGTTAGTTATGCCAACCCCATCACTGGCACTACACTGACAGCAGCAAATACATTCTACCCTGTTTTGAGTTTGCGTCTAAAAGCTGGTGCTTTGGCAGGTATCGTGTTGCCAAGATCTCTACAGGTAGCAACAAACGATAACACGAATGTATTCTGGAGGTTGGTAGAAAATGCAACTCTTACTGGTGGCACTTGGGTAAACCATCCAAACCCAGATGCGATTACTCAGGTAAATACCACTGCGACTGCTGCTACTGGTGGTGTAACTATTCTCTCAGGTTTTACTGTTGGTGGTGGTGCTAGTCTGATTGAACTTGACGACAAGGCAGCACTACAGATTGGCAGAAGTTCTTTGGGAACTGTGAGTGATATCTACACTCTTGAGTGTGCCTCTCCCAACACTAACAAAGCAGCACTGGCAGTTCTTAACTGGTTGGAACAAAGATAGTATAAAGGAGTTTCGTTATGAGTGAAGTTTATCTCGGTAATCCCAATCTAAAAAAAGCAAATACACAAATTGAGTTTACGGAGGAACAAATTCTTGAGTTCTTGAAGTGCAAAGAAGACCCAGTTTACTTTGCCAGAAATTATATCAAGATTGTGTCTCTTGACCATGGTCTAGTGCCCTTTGAGATGTATCCGTTTCAGGAAAAACTTATCCAGAATTTCCATGATAACAGATTTAATATTTGTAAGATGCCACGTCAGACTGGTAAGTCTACTACTTGTGTATCATATCTTCTACACTACGCTGTTTTTAACGATAATGTTAACATCGCAATCCTAGCGAACAAAGCATCAACTGCTAGGGATCTTCTGGGTAGGTTACAACTTGCCTACGAAAACTTGCCGAAGTGGATGCAACAGGGTATCATATCATGGAACAAAGGTAGTCTGGAATTAGAAAATGGCTCCAAAATTTCGTCTAACTCTACTTCGTCATCTGCTGTCCGAGGCGGATCCTATAATGTCATCTTTCTTGACGAGTTCGCGTTCATCCCGAATCACATTGCTGATGACTTCTTTGCCTCTGTTTATCCTACTATTTCTTCTGGACAGAGCACAAAGGTAATTATCGTTTCTACCCCTAGGGGTATGAATCACTTCTACCGTATGTGGCATGATGCGGAGAAAGGAAAGAATGAATATACTCCAACTGATGTCCACTGGTCTGAAGTTCCTGGTCGTGATGAAGCATGGAAAGAACAGACCATTGCTAACACTTCAGAACAACAGTTCAAGGTTGAGTTTGAGTGTGAATTCTTAGGATCAGTTAATACGCTCATCAACCCAGCAAAACTTAGAAATCTTGTTTATGAAGAACCAATCAAGAGAAATGCAGGATTGGATATCTATGAACACCCAAAAGAAGAACACAATTATTTGATGACAGTTGACGTTGCTCGTGGGTTGGGCAATGACTACTCTGCATTTATTGTTTTTGATATTACAGAGTTCCCATATAAAGTAGTTGGAAAATATAGGAACAATGAAATCAAACCAATGCTATTTCCAAACATCATTCATGATGTTGCAAAGGCTTACAACGAGGCTTGGTTATTAGTAGAAGTAAATGATATTGGAGATCAGGTAGCAAATATCCTTCATTTTGATCTTGAATATGAAAATGTTCTCATGTGTGCAATGAGAGGTCGTGCCGGTCAAATTGTAGGATCTGGTTTTAGTGGTAAAAAATCTCAACTTGGAGTTAGAATGACCGCAGCGGTCAAAAAGTTGGGATGTTCTAACTTAAAAACATTATTGGAAGATGATAAGTTACTTACAGTTGATTATGAGATCATATCAGAACTAACAACATTTGCTCAGCGCCACAATTCATTCGAAGCAGAAGAAGGATGTAATGATGACCTAGCAATGTGTCTCGTTATTTTCTCTTGGTTAGTCGCTCAAGACTACTTCAAAGAAATGACAGACAATGACGTTCGTAAGAGAATCTATGAGGAACAAAAAAATCAAATTGAACAAGACATGGCTCCTTTTGGTTTCATTCTCGATGGTATAAATGATGGTGGATCTTTTATTGATTCTGAAGGTGATCGTTGGTATACTGATGAGTATGGCGATATGTCTTATATGTGGGATTATAAGTAATGGATTTAGACGATCAGTTTGAACTAGAACATTTATTTCTTTCAGAACGTATTTGTAGAATTTGTAACATTAGAAAAAATTTAATAGAGGAGTTTTATAGAACAAGAAAAAATACTACATTATCATCTTCATATTCTTATGAATGTAAGGAGTGTACAAAAAAGCGAGTCCTCAGTACAAGAAAAATAGATTATGGAAAGTGGGAATATCCTGACTGGTAAGGTGTTCATGCAAGGTTTCCCCGCTGAAAACATTGCTTTTAATAAATATTTTTAGATTCATTCTGGACTTGTAGGGGAATACAGATGGCGCTAAATTTAGCATCTCCTGGTATTATAGTTAGAGAAGCGGATTTAACTGTTGGTAGAGTTAATCCCACTTCAAATAAAGTTGGAGCGATTGCAGCACCTTTTGAAAAAGGACCTGTAGATCTCCCAACTCTTATCGAAACGGAAAAAGATTTAATTGATGTCTTTGGCGAACCACGCGCCGTAGATAAGCATTATGAGCACTGGATGTCTGCATCATCATATCTGGCATATGGTGGAGTTCTTAACGTCGTTAGAACTGACGATACAGATCTCAAAAATGCTTTTGCTGGCGCAGCGGCAAACATCAAAATTAAAAGTTTAGATGATTACAACAATCTTCAGTATGATGAAAATGCGATTACTGGAGTAACCGTTGCCGCTAGAAACCCAGGTTCATGGGCGAACGGAATTAAGGTAGCACTGATTGATGGTAAAGCAGATCAAACTCTGGGTGGAGTTGCAACGGCATCTGTTCAAGTTGGATATGCAGTAACTCAATCATTAACCGGTGTTATTGCTGGAGCAGGATCAACATCACTCGCTACAGGATATCTGAGAGGTGTTGTTACTGGAGTTGGTTCATCAACAATTGATGTTAAAGTTCTTTCCCATGTTTCAACTGCTGGAACAGTAACTAGCGTTGATTATCAACCATCAGGAACTTATTCATTTGGAACTTCATCAAACATCACTGTTTCAACCAATGCTGGTGTTGGTATTTTAACCGCTACAGCAGGATCACAAGTAGATTGGTTCGATCAACAAACAATCGGTGTTAGCACTTCTTCAACAATCTACTGGAACACAATTGCTAATAGACCAGAAACTTCAGCATATGCTGCTGCTAGAGGAGCAAGATTCGACGAAGTTCACGTTGTTGTTATCGACGCCCTTGGTGAAGTAACAGGAAATGCTGGAACTATTCTTGAAAAGCACCTTGGTCTTTCAAAAGCAAAAGATGGAGAGTTTTCTGTAGGTTCTCCTTCTTACTGGAGAAAGTATCTCGCAAATAATTCATCTTATATCTTTGGTGGATCTGCACCTGCAGGAATCACAACAACCGGATTCGTTTCTGGAACAACATTAGCAACTGATGTTGGTTGGGATCAGGACGCAAATGGAATTATCTTCGCAGCAACAGGTGCAAACACACTGACACTTGCTGGAGGTTTGAATTATGGTGGTGGATCGGATATCACTTCATCTGGATCATTAACCGCTTCACTTTCAGATCTCTCAACTGCATATGGTCTTTTTGAGAATTCTGATAATTATCAGGCAGATTTCCTGATCATGGGATCTGCAAACTACACCAAAGAAAATGCACAAGCATTAGCAAATAAACTGATTTCTGTTGCAGAAATTAGAAAGGACTGCTTAGCATTCATTTCACCATATAGAGGTGCATTTATTAGTGATAGTGCTGTAGGAACAGTAACTGTTAATAATGACGCCACAATTACTGATAACGTAATTTCATTCTACTCTGCAGTCTCTTCTTCATCTTATGCAGTCTTTGATAGTGGTTATAAGTACATGTATGATAGATTCTCAAACACATTCAGATATGTTCCTCTGAACTCGGATATCGCTGGAGTTTGTGCTCGCAACGATGTTAATAACTTTGCATGGTATTCACCAGCAGGTACTTCAAGAGGTGCTATTTTAAATGCTGTTAAACTAGCATACAATCCTTCCAAGGTTCAAAGAGATAGACTGTATAGCAACAGAATTAACCCAGTTATCTTCTCACCTGGTGCTGGAATCATTCTGTTCGGTGATAAGACTGGATTAGCAAAAGCATCTGCATTCGACAGAATCAACGTTAGAAGATTGTTCATCTATCTCGAAACAGCAATCGAAGCAGCTGCTAAGGATCAACTGTTTGAATTTAATGATGAAGTTACAAGAACAAACTTCGTAAATGCGGTTGAGCCTTTCTTACGTGATGTTCAAGCAAAGAGAGGTATTACTGATTATGTTCTTGTTTGTGACGAAACAAACAACACTGCTGCAGTGATTGATAATAATGAATTTGTTGCTGATGTTTACATCAAACCAGCAAGATCAATCAATTACATTGGTCTGACCTTCATAGCCACCAGAACTGGTGTCTCATTTGAAGAAGTAATCGGCACATTCTAATTTAATTAAGAGGTTAAAAAACAATGGCTACTAGAACTCAATTAAATACGCCTCCACTAAGAAAGATTACTGATTTCAAGAGTAAGTTAACTGGTGGTGGCGCACGCCCTAATCTATTTGAAGTTGTTCTTGCATTCCCAGATTCTGCACCAGCTGATTCTAACGTTTTAGATAAAGCAAGATTCTTGGTAAAAGCAGCAGCACTCCCTGCTTCCAATATCACTCCAATTGATATTCCTTTCAGAGGAAGAATTTTGAAGATTGCTGGAGACAGAACGTTTGATACCTGGACAATTACCGTCCTTAATGATACTGATTTTGCTATTCGTTCTGCTTTTGAAAAGTGGATGAATGCAATCAACAAACTTTCTGATAATACTGGTTTAAATGATCCAGCTGCTTATCAAGCAGATGCTTATGTTCATCAGTTAGATCGTAATGGTCAAACTCTGAGAACTTATCATTTCTATGATCTGTTCCCAACCAATATTTCTGCTATTGATCTTTCATACGACACTACAGATACTATCCAAGAGTTTACTGTAGAAATGCAAGTTCACTGGTGGGAAGCAACCAAAGGTACTGGTGCTGGAGCTGGTGGAGAAGACATCAGCTAAATATAGAAAAGACAGTTAAAACTATAAAATGGCAAAACTTTTTGGTTTTTCAATTGAAGATTCAGATCCAAAATCCAAATCAATATTATCCCCCGTTCCTCCAAACAATGAGGACGGGGTTGATAATTTTATTGCTAGTGGATTTTATGGACAATATGTAGATATTGAAGGTGCTTATAGAACAGAGTATGACTTAATTAAAAGATATCGTGAAATGGCTATTCATCCAGAGTGTGACGGAGCTATTGAAGATGTTGTAAATGAAGCTATTGTAAGCGACCTTTATGATTCTCCTGTAGAAATTGAATTATCAAATTTAAATGCTAGTGATAAGTTAAAAGAAGCAATTAGATCTGAGTTTAGATATATTAAAGAATTGATGGATTTTGATAGAAAATCCCATGAAATTTTTAGAAATTGGTATATTGATGGTAGATTATATTATCTAAAAGTTATTGACGTTAAAAATCCCCAAGAAGGTATTAAGGATCTGAGATATATTGATCCAATGAAAATGAAGTTCATTCGTCAAGAAAAGAAAGATAATAAAAATAATGTTTTTGCAAATAATAATGAAAATGATCTTAAATCTTTACAACCAGAAATAGAAGAATATTTTCTTTATTCTCCGTCTCCACAATATCCAACTTCTCTTTCTGGAGCTAATGCAAAAAAGCAAATTAAAATAGCTAAAGATTCTATCACATATTGTACTTCAGGTCTTGTAGATAGAAACAAGGGATCTGTACTTTCCTATTTGCATAAAGCAATCAAAGCACTCAATCAACTTAGAATGATTGAAGATTCTTTGGTTATTTACAGATTATCAAGAGCACCAGAGCGTAGAATTTTTTACATCGACGTTGGAAATCTTCCAAAAGTAAAAGCGGAACAATACCTCAGAGAGGTTATGAATCGCTATCGTAATAAACTGGTTTATGATTCTGCAACTGGTGAAATTCGTGATGATCGCAAGCACATGAGTATGCTTGAAGATTTCTGGTTACCTCGTCGTGAAGGTGGACGTGGTACTGAAATCACCACTCTTCCTGGTGGTCAAAACTTAGGAGAACTTGCCGACATTGAGTATTTCCAAAAGAAACTCTACAGAGCACTTGGAGTTCCAGAATCAAGAATTGCTGCCGATGGTGGTTTCAACCTTGGTCGTTCTTCTGAGATTTTGAGAGACGAACTTAAGTTTGCTAAGTTTGTTGGAAGATTGAGAAAGCGTTTCGCAAACATGTTTAGCGACATGTTAAAAACTCAATTAATCCTCAAAAATATTGTAACTCTAGAAGATTGGGAAAAAATTAGTGATCATATTCAATATGATTTTCTGTATGATAATCAATTTGCAGAACTAAAAGAGTCTGAATTGATGAATGAAAGATTGGGAACTCTGGCAACTATTGAACCATATATTGGAAAATATTATTCTGTGCAGTATGTTAGAACTAAGATTCTAAGGCAGACTGATGCCGAAATTATTGAAATTGATGAGCAAATTGAGCAAGAAATAAAAGACGGAATTATTCCAGATCCAAATTCCATAGATCCAATTACAGGAGAACCTCTTCCTCCAGAAGGAGAAATGGGAATGATGGGAGATGTTCCGATGGAACCAGAACTTGATGCACAATCTGTTGACGCACAATTCCAAAAGGATACCAAAAAGGCAGAAATATAAATAAAGTATACTGATACATAAAATTTTATGGATAATATTATCGATTTGATTGCGACAGATTCGTCTGCGTCCGATATCAGCGATAGCATTAAGAACGCTCTGTTCACAAAATCTGCTGAGAAAATTGAGGGACTAAGACCTTTAGTTGCAAATTCTATGTTTTCTAGTGAATCAGAAGAAACACAAGAGGATCAAGAATAATGGCTAGAACTTTACTTTTAGCAGATGAATTAGTATTACCAACAACAACAGGAACTGCTACCAGTTTTGGTTCTGCAACTGTTGTTCGTCTTGTTAATACTGGATCTGGATTAGCAACTGTATATGTTGCACAAACACAGAGTGGAAGTGGTATTGGATCCATGACTATTCCAGGAAATACTGTTGAATATTTGGAAAAACAATCAAGCTATGTTGTTTATGCATCAAGTTCTGATGTTAGAGGATCAAAAGTAGGATTTACAGGGTAATTAAATGAAACTCATCACCGAAGAAATTTCAAAAGTTGAATTCATTGTAGAGGGTAAAGGTGCCTCCAAGAAAATGTTCATTGAGGGCATTTTTCTTCAGGGAGACATTACCAACCGTAATGGTAGAATGTATCCTATCAAAACTCTTTCTCGTGAAGTAGAAAGATATAATGAGAATTTTGTCCAGAAAGGACGTGCTCTTGGTGAACTCGGTCACCCCGATGGTCCTACCGTCAATCTTGATCGTGTTTCACATAAGATTGTTTCCTTAACTCAAGAAGGAAATAATTTCATTGGAAAGGCACAACTTCTTGATACTCCAATGGGTAAGATTGCAAAGTCTCTCATTGGTGAAGGTGTTCAACTCGGAGTTTCTTCTCGTGGTGTTGGTTCACTCAAGATGACCAATGAGGGTCATAAAATTGTCGGTGAAGATTTCATGTTAGCAACTGCTGCCGATATCGTTGCCGATCCTTCTGCTCCTGATGCTTTTGTTTCAGGAATTATGGAAGGAAAAGAGTGGGTATGGGAAGGTGGAATCCTCCGCGAACAACTCGCAGAAAGAACTCAGAAGAGAATTAATACTCTTGTTGACCAAAAAAGACTTGAAGAGCACAAGCTGGACCTGTTCAGCGAATTTCTCTCAAATCTTTAATTTATAAATAAATATAGATTATATAAGAATCTAACAAAACAAATGTCCGTTGGTAGCAATTTACAAGAAATGGAAAACGTAGTAACCAAAGGAGCGAAGTCTGCAGATCCAATGCCAAAAATGGCTGATCCTGGAACTCAACTAGGTAATGTAGAGGATCTCGGCGGACCTACTCCTGAGAATTATAGAGCTGACGACGATTCAGCAAAGCTCAAAGAACCAAGTGCAACCCTTAAGCAAGTTAAGGATGTTGTAACTAAAGGTGCTAAGGCAGCAGATCCAATGCCTGCTGGTGTCAAGGAAGAAACTGAAGCAGAAGAAGAGGAAGTCCTCGAAGTTGCTGAAGAAGAAACTGTTGAAGCAGAAGGTGAAGTTGTTGCTGAAGCTGAAGAAGAAGTCGCTGAAGAAGTAGAAGAAGAGATTGGCATCGAAGAAGATGTTCAGGCTCTGTTCGAAGGTGAGGAGCTTTCTGAGGAATTCCAAGAGAAAGCACGTACCATTTTTGAAACTGCTATCAAAGCAAAAGTTGCTGAAGTTAAAGAGCAAGTTGAAGCTCAATACGAAGCAGCACTGATTGAAGAAGTTCAATCAATCAAGTCAGAATTAACTGAGCGTGTTGACGCTTACTTAGAGTATGTTGCTGACGAGTGGGTTGCTGAAAACGCACTCGCAGTTGAGCACGGTCTTAAGACCGAAATGACCGAATCATTCCTTGCTGGAATGAAGGGTCTTTTTGAAGAACATTATGTAACCATCCCTGAAGATAGATATGATGTAATAGAGAGTATGGTAGATAAGCTTGATGAAATGGAGACTAAACTCAACGAGCAAATTCAAAGAAATGTTGCTCTTAATAAGAGATTAGCAGAGTCGGTTACTGATGCAATCTTTGCAGAAGTTGCTGAGGGTCTTGCTCTTTCCCAGAAAGACAAGCTCGCTTCTCTTGCAGAAAATGTTGAGTTTGATAGTGAAGCTAGCTATCGTGAGAAACTGGTCAAGTTGAGAGAATCATATTTCCCAACTAATGCCGGTACTCAAAGAGACCATTCAGAAAATCTTTCTGAAGGTGTAGATGTAAATTATCAACCAGTTTCTGGTTTAATGGAGTCATATCTTCAGACTCTGACTAGAGTCTCGAAAAAGTGATTTCTAAATTATAAAGATTCAAACTAACTTTTTAAAAGAGGTAAATTCAAATGCAAATGTTCAATGCTGAACAACTGCAGGAGAAGTGGGCACCTATTCTTGATCACGAAGGTCTTGGTTCAATCAAGGATTCGCATCGCAGAATGGTAACCGCAGTTCTCCTGGAGAACCAAGAAAAGGCACTCCGCGAAGAGCGTGAGTTCCTGTACGAAACACCAACCGTCAACACCAACACTGGCGCAAACGCAGGTTTCTCTGCTGGCGCTTCTTCACCAGTCGCAGGTTTCGACCCTGTTCTGATCTCATTGATCAGACGCTCCATGCCTAACCTGGTCGCTTATGACCTCGCTGGTGTTCAACCAATGAACGGTCCTACTGGACTGATCTTCGCAATGCGCTCACGTTACACCGGTCAAGCTGGTGATGAGGCATTCTTCAACGAAGCAGACACCGCATTCTCTGGTCAAGGTTCAACCTTCGCTCAAACTGAAGGATGGACTGATGGTAGCGTTGGTCTTGGTACCACCGCTCAGTCAGGCAGCAACCCAGGTCTTCTCAACCCAGAAGCTGGTCAAGCATACAACACCTACAACGTAGGTCAAGGTATGAGAACCGACAACGCTGAGAATCTCGGTGTTGATAATGGTCCTCAGTTCAACGAAATGGCATTCTCGATCGAGAAAGTCACCGTTACCGCCAAGTCAAGAGCACTGAAAGCCGAGTACTCACTCGAGCTTGCACAAGACCTGAAGGCAATTCATGGTCTGAATGCAGAAGCTGAGCTTGCTAACATCCTCAGCACCGAAATCCTCGCTGAAATCAACCGCGAAGTTATCCGTACCATCTATAACGTTGCTGAGTCTGGTGCTCAAGCAAACGTTGCTTCTGCTGGTACTTTCGACCTCGATGTTGACTCCAACGGTCGTTGGTCGGTTGAGAAGTTCAAGGGTCTGATCTTCCAGATCGAGCGTGATGCAAACGCTATCGCCCAAAGAACTCGTAGAGGAAAGGGCAACATGATCCTCTGCTCCGCAGACGTTGCCTCCGCTCTGACCATGGCTGGTGTTCT